ATAAAGAACTCTTAAGAAGTCTTAAGGCAGAATATGGCGAAGAAAGTGGTAGAAGATATTACGACCAATATCGCTATGCGAATGGCAGATTTGCCCCAAAAGGCAAAGGAACATACCGCAGAGGATATGAAGAACCACCTTATTACCATATGTACCCAGAAGCAGAACATATGAGGGATATTGATAGAGATTATGGCAAGATGTACTATACAGAGCCAATGTCTGAAAGTAATTACGACAGAGCAAAGAGAAACTACACAGAAACTAAGGAAATGCATAAGAATAACACGCCAGAAGATAAGGAACACAAGATGAAGTCACTTGACAGCTATACCAAGGAACTTGCAAGCGATATTACAGGTATGGTAGCTGATATGTCGGCAGAAGAGAAGAACTTGCTTAGAACAAAGTTAAGTACTCTTGTATCTAAGATATAATTTTAAGGGCTATGAGTAGCAATATTCATAGCCTGTTTTATTCAGAAAGGAGCATACAGATGATTTTTAGCATTAATGGTACAATGTGGCAAGTACAATATAAAAATTCAAATTCAAGTGAATTAAAGCGGTCAGACAATGTTTCTGTGCTAGGTGTGACTGATAGAAATACACATACAATTTATCTGTCAAATGCTTTGCATGGATTTATGCAACGCAAAGTGCTGATACATGAAGTATGCCATGCAATCTGTATGTCCTATGATGTGTATTTGCCGATTGAGCAAGAAGAAATATTGTGTGATTTTGTAGCAACTTATGGAGATGAAGTATTTGACATTGTTGATATGGTGCTTGGAGCAGTTAGGAGAGTGGGATGATGAGTATTGATGAACTGTTAAAGATAATTCAAAAAACTAATCCGACTATGACAAAAGAATTATTGATATATGAGCTTAGCCAATGCCGGTATTCAAGTAAAGCATTGATTTATACAGAAAATGTTGCCAAAAAATTTCGGGGTAACGCATTTGATACCTCCCCCGGATACATCTTTGATATTCAGAAAAACGATTTTGACAATTTTTAAAATTCGGTTCAGATTTCGTTCAAATCCTACTTAAAAAATTGAAAAAATTTCTCGCAAAATTATAATGCGCCGTTTCAAATACCCCCGTCATATGCAATTTTGTATTCAAAAATCCGTGAAAAACTTTTCCCAAAATTCGACCTCAATTTTGTTCAGATTTGCCCTGAAAAATTGATAAAAAACTTTAGTATGGTAAAGCACTATATATAGACTTGACCGGCTGCGATTCGTGCTTGTTTTGACTTTGTGACTTTGTGATTTGACCTGTACGGTGGTTTTATTGTGTCGGTGTAGACTTATAAGCCTACAGAACAAAACAGCCTTAAAACGCCTTTGGCAGCGTTGCATAAAATGGGTATAATATGCCCTTGCAAGTCGTGGAAGCTGTCGCCAGTTCTGGAGAATTCAACAGAACGCACGCCGCCCCGGTTGGGTACACTTGTACACCTAAAAAGCCTTATATATAAGCATAGCATTATTGTATTAATTTTTCAAGGTACGCAAAGAAAAGCATATAAATATATACGCTTAGTGCTTGCGGCTGGAATCGAACCAGCCAAACCAGAGCAAGCCAAAAGGGCGCAACCTGTACACTCCCCAAAAGCTAATTCGCTAATTTTGTTTTTATCTGCTTCAAAAACTTTTTATTCATATCACAATCTTTAATTCCTCGCATTTTTAAGACATAGACACTTATGTCTTTATAATACAAATCAACAATTCCTTCTTTGTTGTGCCAGTCGTTTGCATCTCCTTGCCAGCATTTTATTCTGTGCTCTTCTTTTTGCCTTGCGATTTCTACACTTTCGGCAAAATCCTTTTCTATATTTATTTTATCATTCAAAAACCTGTTTATTAAACCCTTAAAGGTTTTTAAATCTGATTTATATATATAAATTATATATAATTTTCTATAAATTTCTTTGCTTCTCTCGGTAAGCAATATATCTTTTTCTTTTTCTGCTTTAATCTGTTCTAACTCTGCCGCAGTTCTTCTTGTATACGTTCTCTTTTTTCTGTTAGATATAATTTCATCGAATTCTTTAACCGTAAAGTTTAATACTGCATTTTCTTCTATACAATAAAAATCTGTTTCATTGTAAATTTTTCCTGTATGATGCCAGGAAGACCACACCAGAAAATTCTCTTTCAATTCTTTTAATGTCATTTTTTTAAAATCTATTTCTGTTTTTTTATCAGCGCGCCAAAAAATGTTATCTATCTCTTCTAAAATAGTGGTTTTAGTCCACTTATACATAGGTTTTTCACCTTGCGAATACGCCCAAACGGCGTTGTTACTCATTTGATTTTTATAATATCCTGCCATCTTTTTAAATCTCCTTTACTTTTTATATTTTATATGCTATTATAACAAAGACATTTGTTGTTGTATATTTTTAGGACAAGTGCTATTTTGAATGGTAAGAGAGGAAGTATATTGTACTTCCTCTCTTTTATTTTAGCAAGCCGGGGAATCAAACCCCGGAAGCGCCAACCTTGCTAATTATGCGATTTTTTCAACTTTTCGCCTTTTCTTTTCGTTCTCTGTTCTGCTTATGCTAGAGTCATCAAAAAGTATATTATATCCGTCATCTTTTAAGGTCTTAGCCATTTCAAAAGCGTTAATTTTTGGAAAGCCGCAAACGTACTCAATAACATTCATTCTAATATATCCGTTTTCTTTTCCCAGCTTTTCCAAATCCTTTTTATAAAAATTAAACATTCTTATTTCTTTCTGTTCTGCTGTTTCGTTTGTCATAGTATTAACCCTCCTATCTAAATACCATACAATATTTATTATGATTGCCATTGTCTGCTACAAATTCAAATAGAATTACTTCATAGCCTTTTTTCTCAGTATATTCCTTGCGTTCTTTGGAATTATATTCCTCCGTAAGACATTCTAAGGTTTCAAAGAAAAAATGCTCAAGTCCAGAATCTAAAACTTTTGCTTCTTCTCGTGTATCATATCCATTGCAAATCTTGCTTGCTTCTTCTTTCGTAATATTAAAGTAATCTGTGGTTTTATAAATTGTCATATAATCAATCATCCTTTCATTGTGCGGTCTACCATCATCAGAGCCACGGCGACCGGTCCGCGGCTGACGCTCCACTCTGGAGCGTTTCGGCTATGCTTTTTTAAACATTTCCCAAGGTGCTATAATTGCACCACCTTTGCAATCGGCGTATATTATAACCTCGCCATTCTTGATTATTTCGTACTTTTTAAAAGTGCATTCTATCTTCATTGCCATAAATAATTTTGTCGCCTATTTTCATTTTTTGCGCCTCCTTAGTTATAATAAAAACTTTCTATTGCTGTCCTTGTAGTGCCTTTTACAACAATAGTCATTAAGTGACTAAAGCTATCCAGTGCTAAGCCGTAAGGCTCTAAATCTTTATTTAATTTATCAATTCGCCTGTCACAGCTCAAAGATAAATCTTTTGTGCTCTGGCGGTTGCAAGTTCTTTCCTTGTTTTCTAAATATGATAACCTGTCAAGGTCTGCATTCAGTCTGTAGAAGCGATTTATCAATTTTTTAGCAATATCATATTCAATATTGTATGTTTCTGTTGCTCTTCTTAGCTCTTTTTCTCTCTTTTCTGCGATTGTTAATTTTCTCATATGCTTGCACCTTTTCGCCGATTGTGATATAATCGGCTTGCCTTTCTTTTTTGATTGGTGGCGGTTCGTTCTTGGTAGGAGTGACCGCCTTATTTATTTTGTAGCTTAATAATAACACCTTTTAAGGTGTATGTCAACACCTTTTAAGATGTTTTTAAATTTTGTTTTTAAGTGTTGCAAAACTGCAATATTTTATATATAATAGTAAAAACAAAACAGAAAGGAGCTTGTAAATGATTACATATAAAATAGATGTATTAAAAGAGCTGGCACAGCGTGGCTACACCGCTAACAGAATGAGGAAAGAGAAGATATTAAGTGAAAGCACAATGCAGAATCTAAGAAACAGGAGTGACATTAATACAAAAACTTTAAATACATTATGTATTATATTAAGATGCCAGCCAAACGACATTTTAGAGATAGTACCAACCAACGACGAAAAAATAAAATATTTTTAAATAACACTAAAAAGGGTGCTGACAATGTAACACTATTGGTATATACTTAAGATACATTAAAAGAAAGGACAGCCGAAAGGCTGGAAGGTGAATAATATGGAAATAACAAAAGAAATGCGCGAAGGCAAAGAGATTTACGCGCAGCGAAAGAACTATGAAAATGCTGAATTAGCTGTGCTTAATGGTGCTACAGAAGAACAGGCACAAGCAATAGTACGATTGTGCGGAGATAGGCACTATATCCATAGGAACAGAAGCAGCGTTTTTCACGCTGAGTCCGGTGATGCCGAGACGATTGGGGAGTTGCTAAGCAATTGCTCAACAGGAGAGAGCATTAACGACTATTTGAGTAAGGCAGGACTGCCGAGGATAGAATACACCTACAGTTTTGATGATGACACATCAAACGATTATCTTTACGAGCTAGAGGGAATGACATACGAGGAAGCGGAGGAAGAAACTGACAAGGTGATGGAACAATTTGACAAGGATATAATGAAATATATTCAAGATTTTGACGATAAATATAATACACATTTTACCCCTACTTTAGCGGGAAGAATGAAGGGATACGAATTTTAAGACGATAGAAGAAGATTATACCGGCGACAATTTCGCCGAATATCTCAAGGCGTGGGAAGAATACAAGAAAGGCATTAAGGAAGCCAAGAGTCTCCAGGAATTGGCGGATGTGCTGAATAGATATTCTAGTGAGTTTGATAATGGCAGCAGCTGGGAAGTAATCGAACAAAAATTTGATTATTTTAACGGCAACGACTGGAAAAAGGTATCTGAAAGCTGGCTTGATGGTGTTAATCTGGAAGGCTTGAAAGAAGTATTTGAGGATGTTAATAATCACATTAAATGCGTGTACGAAGATGGAAAAGAAGTGTATTATGAAAATGTACATGGCACTTGGGGATTTCCTACAGTGTTCAGATAAATAGAATATAAAGTGAATAAAAAGAGGGCTTAAAGCCCTCTTTTTTCTACGCCGTGCGTTACTATTTAAGAAATACAAAAACGTATATTTCAATACATCCAATGTTGTTGTTTAAAAATACAAAATAGCGCATTCCAATACATTTTTGTTACTGTTTATGCTTAATATAATAAACAGCTTTTTATATTATGTCAAGCCCCAAAATAAAATTGACTTTATAATATATTTATGCTATATTATTTTAATAATTAAATATATAAGATTTACACCCGATAATTATATAATAATTATTGGGTGTTTTTATTTGCATTAAATATAATTAGCTGGAGCAGGTCCAGCGGAAAGGGGAACAGATGGAGAAAGTACAGGAAACACCAGAAAGTCAAGAAATTTTTGAAAATGAAATTGATATGTATTTCAAAAGATTTTGCAAAGATGAAAACATTGAAGATATGGCAGCGGCTCCGCAATCCCTTTTTTATGCCGCTTTAATTTATGTATATAATAATACTTTTAAGGGTACTAATAGACTAAAATTAAAGGGTAAATTACAGGGATATAATAATAATAATTATAATAATCAATATAGTAATATAAATAATAGTAATTGTAATAGTTATAATTATGAGTATCTTAATTATATAGCAGATTATTATATATATATATGTTATAAGTATAATAAAATATGTACTATATCAGGATATTGTAAATTAACCGGCATAAATGAAACTGTTATATATGATTGGGCTAATGAGAAGAGAGCATCAAAACTAAGTACTTCGGCTTACGATTTGTGGGAAAAATTGTCAAAAGATTATGAATCTAGTGGAGAAGCACGGCTCTGGTCTGGCAAGAATCCAGTCGGGCAACTTGCGGTTATGAATCGCCGCTTTGGTTGGAATCTTCCAGGTGTTAGTAGAGAAAACACCAGCAAAACACCTCTTACAGCCGCAGAAATACGCCAGCAATTGAGCCAAAACAATACACAATTAACCGATAAACAGCAGATAAACGCCGTAAACAATTCAGACACAATTTAAACAGCTTAGAAACCGCTTAAATACTGGGTTTGTGAGTGCTAAGCATTTAGATAACGCTGATAAATTAAGGTTTATCGGCGTTATAGTATGGATATGGTGTTAATTGTGTTAATTGTTTGAGAATATGGCATAAAATAGACACAATTACACGGACAAGGGCGGAGGGGGTTTATTTGTCCTCGGAACACGCCCCAACTAAGTCACTCATTTTTCCACGACAAGAAAAAGGCTTTATATATTAATATATATTTATATTATTATTACCCACATAATACACATATTATATAATTATATATAAATAATACCTAGCCATTAATCATATAATTAATACTAATAAATCACTTATATATTTAATTAAAAATAATCCAATTAACATCTATACATTTAAGCTAATTAGGTGTATAATAGACACATATTAATTAATCACAAGATATTCAATAAGCACATCAGAGAATCAGCTAGTCGGCTGAATAAATTCCAAAAAAATTTCAAAAAATAAAAAAGAGTTAGGAGTTATAAATGCAGGGCAATGAATATCAAAAATTGGCTATGCGCACTAACGATAAAATGGCTCATCATAGATTAAGTACTGAATTAACTGGTAAGTTTCCACTTAGTCCTCTAACAGAAAGCAATGCTAAGTGTAGCAACATAAATGACATAGCAGGACTTCTTAATGGTGTCTTAGGTTTAACTGGTGAAGCTGGCGAAGTATCAGACCTTGTTAAAAAGGGCATATTCCACGAAAAAGGCATAGACTTAGAATATCTTAAGAAAGAGTGCGGCGATGTAATGTGGTACGTTGCTATGATTTGTGAATCTTGTGGATTCAGTCTTGATGATGTAATGCAGACAAACATAGATAAGCTTATAGCACGTTATCCAGATGGCTTTGATTCTTACAGAGCTAATCATAGGCAGGCAGGTGATGTCTAATGCTTAAGCCGGAGGAAGATTGCTGCAATTGCTTATATAAATTTAAAATGTGGTTTGAAACGCCTTGCAAAAATTGCAATGGTAATCCAGACACACATCCTAACGGCACAGATAACTTTGTAGAACAGATTTATAGCACAAATGATATTGCAGCACTCTTTGAAGATAAAGAGTAGCTTAATTGCCCCTTTGTGTAATCGGTTAGCACATCGCATTTTGATTGCGACAGTATGAGTTCAAATCTCATAGGGGTAGTTACAAGTGTTTAATTACGCTTGTATATTCACAGGACTTATTGACTTACCAACATTAAGTTCTCCTTTCACCTCATAGCAAGAGCTGTTAAGGACTGTCAGAAAGTCCGTGAGGTTTTACGTGTAAACAACACGTAATAATTATCTCATAATTAGGCAGTTATCCATAAGGGATAGACAGCGAGCGAAGCCACTTTCTTTGAACAACCAAACTGCACGGTGGAATACATCCAGCTTTGCGACGACCTGTTATAGGTGTCATAGCCTATACTGTCATTAAAGACTAGCACGTTATATCCCCTCAAAACAATATTTTTAAGCGTATAAATGACCTCCAAAGAATTTATAAATGTGAATTGTTTAATCTCTCTGTGCTAGTCTTTTTTATTTCAACTTGTCAGAAATTCTTACAAGTTGACGGATAGTAGTTCAGATGGGAGTAACGCTTGATTCATTCAAGTAGTCACAGGTTCAAGTCCTGTCTATCCGATTACAACAAACTAGGTGATGCAGACCGAAAAGCACAAGCCTTAGTGCCTGTTTGTTGTTTTGTTAATAAGGCAGTTATCAGAAAGGCAGGTAATAAATATGCTATCAGAAAATGAAATCCAAACAAAAGTTAATTTTCTATCATCAGCAAGGTGTAACCACACATTCCATAAATACATTGACATAACAGGTGATTTGATAGAGGGTACGCTGTTATCAAGAATTTTATATTGGTTTGCACCAACTAAAGATAATAAAAGCAAAGTCAAGATATACAAAAATGGCAAATATTGGATTGCAAAGCAAAGAAAAGACTGGTGGGAAGAGATAAGGATTACTGAAAGGCAGTATGACAAAGCGATTAAATCGTTGGTAGAAAAAAAGTTTGTAATTACAGCAAAATACAAATTCAATTCAATGCCAACTATACATATACGACCTAATTATGATGTTATCAACGCAGAAGTTAAAAAATGGGAAGAAAATATCAGGCAAGAGGTTATAGCAGAAGATGAAGGACAGAAATTACAAAATGAGAAAAACGGGAATGACACAAAATGTAATTCCCAAGGGAATAACACAAAGTGTAACTCGGGAATGCCACAAGGTGTAACTCTTTTAACAGGGATTACTAACAATGATTACCATAACACTAATTACGGAACATTAAATACAGAGTGTAATTCTCTTAATAGAGAACAATGTAATTCTTTTTTACCCAAAGATAAAAAAGTGAAAGAGTTTAAGCCGATAAGCGAATACACTCAAAGTGATTGGGAAGTTGCCGAAGAAAGAATGATAAGCAGAGCTGGCAAGATAGCTTATGATTGGACTAACGATGAAACGCTCAAAGAAAATACAGAAGCATTCTTTAAATACTTTTTAGACAAACACGGAGAATGTACTGGAGAATATCACTACCCATTAACAGATAAGGTTTTATCAAGAGTAGTAGATAATTTAACGAAAGAAACCGACATAGAGCGTGACGGATATACAGATACCTATTATGCGGCTATAAGTGATATGGACGATAATACAGACTACAAGATGCTAGTTGATGAATATTTCAACACAAAGTTTTCAGCACAATGTGATTACAGCTTAGTTCACTTTTCTTCTGAAAAGGTTTTAATTAACATTATGAATCACGCTTGTAAGAGTAGTTGGTGTGAAAGTAAGGAATTGTAGGAGGTATTCATTATGAGTTCATATAAAGATTTACAGACCAAGATTTTTGAAAGAGATAATTATACTTGCAGATATTGCGGAAAGAGTAGCAGAGAATACAGGGCGTTGGTAATGTCACATATAAGAACAGCTTCAATGTGCGGTGACGATAGAGAAAGTAATTTAATTACATTGTGCAGACATTGTTACAATCACATTTCTAACAATGAGATTAGGGCAAAGTTTGAAACAAAAGAAAATGCTGATTATTTTTGGGGATTATACCACGAAAAAGTCAAAGGATATTGTTATTATACAAACTACATCAAAAAGGTATTTACTGAAAATGGTGTGCTTATGACAAGACCGCAGATTGATAAATATGTCAATATATTTATTAAAAATAATGATGATTTTAACGCTTTCAAAGCAGAACTTCAAAATACAGGTTATAAGAATATGCCATCTAAAATGCGTAGTGATGTAAGAAAATATAATCATCAAGTTGAAAATCAAAGTAAGGAGTGATTATTATGGCTATGGGCGTACATCCACTAAACAAAGATAAGTTTTATGAAGCAATTAACCTGTACATATCGGGACAGGCTTCACAGGTAAAGGCGGCAAAAGTAGCAGGTTGTAGCGTACCGACATTTAAGAAATACGCTAACAAGATTTATGGCGGCGAGGAATTACCAGACAATTTATGGGGGAAGACGTGATATGTGTAAATTTTGCGAGGAAAAATTTCCTGTCATAACACATTATGGCAAATTTAAGATTGATAAGTTGTCAAATAAACCTGTAATTACTTGCGACTTGAATAAATGTCCGTCCTTTGCAGTGTGTAGCAGTAAAGAGATGAATGTTGAAATGGTAATGAAAATAGCTTATTGCCCTATTTGCGGTAGAAAGTTGGTGGAAGAATGATATTGTGCAAAATAGCATTGTTTATTTACTATCTCTTATCGTTATGGCTCATAAAGAAATCCAAAAATATTAGAGAAGTCACAGAAGTGGGCTTTTTAAGTATTATATTTCTTTTGACAATGATTGTAGCGAACATTTAAGCATATAGAATAGGTGGCAGAAAAATGAAACATCAAAAAGAATGGCACACTTGCGACAGGTGCGGAAAAGAAATAAAAGTAAAACCAATAAGTGAATTTGAATTTATGCCGATTGGTGATTATTTTACTCCAAGTCCCATTTTTGAAGATGGAGACGTAAGGGGAGAAATTAAAGAGATTCATTCAAACAGATTATTTCCGTTTTGCCGTACATATGACTTATGCCCTAAGTGCAGGAAAGATTTTGAGAGGTTCATGAGGAATGAGTGATATATATGCGATACCTGTGTACAGATACAAAAACAATAAACTCTGTTCGGCGTTTGAAGAGGCCAAGGAAAATGAAGAGTTTGTAAGCCTTGCGGATTTCAATGCAACAGAGAAGAGATTAAAGAAACGGATAATAGAATTATCGGCAAAGATAGAGGCCTGTGAGGAATGAATGACATTGACAATCCTTTATCAGGGTATCAATCGCCACCCGAAGAAGCATTGAGAAATTTTGGAATAGATATTTCAAGAGAAGTAGTAGAAAAATATGCTTTGGAAAATTTTGGCAGACTGCCACAAAGCCATATTGAAATGACTTCTGCTAGGGATTCTAAAATAATGGAGGAAGCAAGGAAGTTTATGAGGAATGAATGAGAAAATTAAGATAATATCCGATGGCAAAACTGCACAAGTGTTTATTGACGGCAAAAAAGTAAGATGTACCGATATAGAATTGCATTTTATCGCTCATACAAAGCAAAGTCCAATGATTAAAGTTAATGCACAATGGCATAAAACAGATGAAAACGGAAATGTAATTTTGAATGAGGATAAAACTGCCATATTAACAGAGGGTATCAAAATAAATTGTTAGGAGTGTTTGAAAATGCAAATAATAGTAATGCTTGTGATGGCAGGAGCCGCATTTTTGTTCTTGGGTGCATATTTTTTAATCGACTATATCATAACAGGACAAAGGCTCAAAATAAATCAAAAGGCTTGGGATGAATACAGTACAAATATGGATTTTGATAGAAAGGTCGATGAGTATTTGCCTTGGTGTATAGGACAAAAGATAAAAAACGGGTGGCATAATTATTATTTTCCAAAATTTTAAGGAGCAAAGTTATGAAAATATCAGAAATGAATAATTGCATTGAAGAAATGCGAAAATGCTACAATTTTAAAGATGATGAAACAGAAATTAGACTTACAGATATGATAAGCCATGATGACAAATGTGTTTGTGTTAGTACAAAAGATGAAAATGGGACAACAATTGTAATGACAATGCATGTAGACAAATTAGTAAATGTTTAGTTGCTGATTATCAGCGGAAAGGAATTTTTATGAAAAAATTATTTGTGAGTATGCCAATGAAAGGCAGAACAGAGGAAGAAATCAAAGCAAGTGTTCAGAAGATGAAAAAGATTGCGGAGATATGCGAGGGTGAGGAATTAGAGCTTATCGACAGCTACATTGAGGATAACCCACCTAAAGACAGTAAAGAAGCTGTATGGTATTTAGGTGAAAGCCTTAAGAAGCTGGCACAGGCTGATGTGTTCATAGGAATTGCGGAGAACTATGATTGGAGTGGCTGCTGCATTGAAAGGGAAACAGCAGAAAGATATGGCATTAAAGCATATATGATTCCAGCAAGATATGTAATTGATGATTATAATGCACTTGTGCAGAAATTACATCCGGCTGTCCGTGACGTATTATTCTAACAAAATTTTACCGGCTAACAAATAGAGTTAGTTGCTACCCTAAAACAGTTATAGGCAGAGGTCTATAAGCACCTTTGCTGAAAAGTGGAGGTGCTTTTCTTGAATTCTGAATTGAATCAACTGATAGATGATTGCGAAAAATACATATCCCAAAATGGAATAGATGAAAATATTATAGAAACCTACTACAACGTGTGCCAGCTTGCCAAGAATGAGGGCGAAATTGACACAATGTTAAAATGTACGGCTAGGGCAAAAGAACTCATAGAAAAGGCTTGTATGCGTGATATAGGCATAGATATTTTTGAACTTGAAAAATATACATTCAACAACAATATAGACAATGATTTAGTTAATAGATATTTTGATACCTTATTACTTGAAGCTCCGCACTTATTTCACAGCTATTTGCTTTATCTTGAAAAAGACAGAGAAGAGAGTGAAAGATTTTATCAGCCAAAAATGAAACAGCTTAATAAATACGGGCTTATTCAAGCTATGCAAGATTTGGAAGACGACAAATATAATAGATTATGTATTTCTATGCCACCAGGAACGCAAAAAACTACACTAGAAAAATTTTTTTGCTCTTGGATAATTGGCAAGCACCCTAAAGATTACAGCCTTTTCTTTTCTCACAGCAACGAAATTACAGGAAAGTTTTATAAAGGAGTGCTTGACATAACAACAGATGATAAAGAATATAAATGGAATGTTATTTTCCCTAATTTACCATTACAAAGCACAAATGCACAGGCACAAGAAGCTAATTTCGGTAAATACAAAGCATTTTCAAGTATTCAATGCTCATCAATAGGAGCTAAGAATGCTGGTAAGGTTAGAACTAACCGTTATTTATATTGTGATGACCTTATAGGTTCTATTGAAGAAGCACTTAATCCAATAATTCTTAAAAAAATATGGAGAATTTATGGAGTCGATTTAAAGCAAAGAAAGCTAAACGAACAAGTAAAAGAAATAATTATAATGACCAGATGGAGCACAAAAGACATTATTGGACATATTATTGAGCTTTATGGAAACGACCCAAAGTTAAAAATTATTTCGATTCCAGATATTGACCCTAAAACAGGGAAAAGTAATTTTGACTATGAATATAATGGAATGTCGGTGGAATTTTTTAATGATCAAGCACTGACAATGGATGATATATCTTATAGATGTCTTTATAAGCAAGATCCAATAGAACGTGAGGGATTGCTTTATCCAGAAAACAAAATAATGAGATATAAAGAACTTCCTAAAACACGAATTAAAAGAATTACTGGACAATGTGACACGAAATCCTCTGGTACTGATTTTTATGTGTTCCCTTGCCTGGTTGAATTTGAAGGATATGAGGGAACGTATTACTGCACTGATACTATATGCAACAATTCGGCAGATTACGAAAAACAATATGAAAATTCAGCAAATTTAATTGTCGATAATGAAATACAAGATTGCGATTTTGAAGCTAATCAAGGCGGAGATAGAGTTGCAAATGAAGTCAGAAAACGAGTAGAAGAAAAAGGCTGGTTATGCAATATATCAGACACTGCAACTGAAACAAACAAAGAAGCAAGAATATTTCAATGTTCTAGTTGGGTATTGCAACATATTGTGTTTAAAGATAGAAGCCTATATGAACCCAAGAGCGATTATGCAGAGATGATGAGTTGGTTATTGAAATATTCAGTATCTGGTAAAAATTTGCACGATGATGTACCGGATGTTTTTTCAAATTTTGCATTAAGAATGAAAAGAGGAAATAGAGTAAAAAAGACAGTAATTATGTCAAGTCCAGTATAACAGGAGGGAATTTATGGTAACAAAGGAAGTTTTATCACAGTATTGCGACTTACAGGAAGAAGTAAAAGAAGTAAGACTAAAGATAGAACGACTTGAAAAAGATATAAGTAAAATTGAAGCTGGAGAAATGGTTATAGATTCTGTTAGCGGTGGCAATGGTGGCAAACAGCATTTTAAGATTGAAGGCATACCATTTCCAGAGTACAGCAGAAAGAAAACACTTCTTTATGCTAGAAAAGCCACATTGCAGTTGCTTGAAGATGATTTGTTGGAAAAAACCAATGAGGTTGAAGAATTTATTGCAAGCGTTGACGATAGTAGAATAAGAAGAATAATCAATCTTAGATTTTTAGAAAATAAGACTTGGATTCAGATAGCACATATCATAGGTGGCAACACAGAAAGTAGTGTAAAAATGGCTTTTCAAAGATTTATTGAAAAAAATTAAAAGATGTTACGATTGTGACGAAAAAATTATGTATTATTACAATGAGCAAAGCAAATTTCATAAACATGTATAATCCTTATCGAAAAGCATCGTCATTTAATTATGGCGGTGCTTTTACTATGTAACGAGGTAACAATATGATTTTTTATACAAACAAAGACAAGTCAATTATGTGTCCGAATTGCCATAAGTTTTTGACTAAGGCAGACAGCAAAGACCCACGAACACATAAATTAGCGTGCAAGCATTGCCACAAATGGATATGGTATGTACCTAACGATGATGATGATTTTCAAATTAAGGAAATACCACAAAGCAGAAGTTCAAGCGGTATGACATTTTATTAGAGGTGTAGATAATGCAGACAGGAAGAATTGCTATTTATACAGGTGCAAAAGAAATAACACCTGACAATATAATACCAATTTTGCGTGAAGCAATTTTGGAACATGATATTAATTCCAACAGAATACAGTTTCTTCTTGATTATGATGCAGGAATACAGCCAATAGTTAGGAAGAATCCAAAGACTTACAGACCGGACATTGACTGTGAGTGTTGCGATAATGTGGCTAACGAGGTCACAGAGTTTAATTTAGGTTTTAAGTGGGGAAATCCTATAACGCTAGTTCAAAATGGCGACAATGAGGATTCTAACCTCACAGAAGCTATAGCAGAATTAAACGGTTGCTACGAATCACAGAATGCAAGGCAGAAGCAACAGGAACTTGCAAGATATGTTGAAATCGGCGGTGTTGGATATGTCCTTATTGATGTGAATACAGAATATGAAGATGGGGAAAGTTATTTCACATATGATGTATTAGACCCAAGAACAACATTTGTTGTAAGGTCAACAGCTTATAGCGATAAGAGGGTTATTCTTGCAGGCACTTATATCAAAGACAAACATAGCGGTGCAAGATATTACACCTGTTTTACAAAAGATATTCGCTATGAAGTTACGGATGGAATAAAAATCACTAACGGACCAGAAAAAGGAAAAACAAGATGGGGATTTTTAGAGAGAAGTGGGGAAGAGAACCCATTACATAAAATTCCTATCATTGAATACACAAGGTCATTTGATAGAATGGGCTGTTTTGAACGGCAAATATCTGAAATGGATAACTTAAACCTACTCATTTCAGATTTTACAAATGATGTTGAACAGAACACACAAGCAGTATGGCATACAAACGATGTTGATTTCCCGGTTGAACAGGAAACAATAGTTGATAAAGATGGAACACAACGCATTACTGAAAAAGTAAGGAAACCAAAATCTGGAGAATGGATGCAGACCTATACATCAGCAGATGGCAAAACTCCAATAGTTGAGCCACTTGCAATTAATTACGATTACACAGGTATGCTTAATAATATCCAATCAAGGCGACAGATAATCTTGCAGAAATGTAATGTGCCACAACGAAATGATAATAGCGGTGGCAGTACAGGAGTTGCAATGTCGGACGCAACAGGCTGGTCACAGGCTGAAACAGCGGCGGCAAAACAGCAATTAATTACTGATGGCTGCAAAATGGAAGAGATAAAAGTTGTTCTTGCGGCTATCAAGTTGTCAAACAATGTTAACAGCAGCAATCCGTTACTTAAATTAAGGGCAAGAGATGTAAAACCTAACATTAAGCGGCAAAAAACTTATGAAATGTCAACTAAGGTTAATGCTATGGCGACATTGATAAGTCACGGATTTAGCCTTAAAGATGCAGTTGATGCAATCCCATTCTTTGACGACCCTAACGATGTTGTAGCAAGAAGCGGAGAAACGGTTAAGGCATACCAAGACAGTATAATCAACAAAGACACACAGAACCAAGCAGAGGGCGGAGATGGCGAACAATCGCCTAACAAAGACCGCACAATGCAAGATTTATCAGACCAGACAGAAAATAGTCCAGTTATAGATAAGAGCAGAACAGATAAATAAATTGATATTGAGCCACAGGGTAGAAATGCCTTGTGGCTTTTTATATGCCCTAGAGAAAGGGCAATACAAATATCGCAAGAAGTTGAGAGAACAACAAAAAACGCAGAAAGCAGAGGTAAAAAAATTATGGCAGATGTAACTAACACAACAACAGAACCAACAACTAATAATGAGCCACAGAATGAAGAACAGACACCTAGTGTAGAAGAACTTATGGCACAGCTTGCTAGTGAAAGAGCTGAAAAAGAGAAGTATAAGAACGCTTCCGATAAAGCCAGTTCAGAAGCAGCTAAGTACAAGAAAGAACTTCGCTCAAAGCAGACAGCAGAAGAACAGGAAGCGGAAGCAAAGGCAGAAGCTGAAAAGTTGCAGGCTGAAAAGTTCGAGAACATGAGCAAAGAACTTAATCATATGAAAGCTGTCAATGCTTATCAGAAAGTTATAGGCGATGGAAAGGATATTGATTCTTTGATTGAGGCAGTTGCAGACGCAGATCATAGCCTTATAGCAACTGTAATTGCCAATGAAGTGCAAAGACAGGTTAAAGAAGCTAAGGCAGAGTGGCTTAAATCAAGACCGGCTATTAATGCAGGCGGCGGAGAAGAAAGCGCGATAACACAGGAACAGTTCAACAAGATGAATTACCACGAAAGAGTGGAGTTCAAAAATAAGAATCCAGAACTTTATAAAAAGTTTACAGAGTAGAAAACGGAGGTAAATAAACTATGCCACAGACTAAGTTAGCAAATTTAGTAGACCCACAGGTAATGGCTGATATGGTATCAGCTAAGTTGCCAAAGAAAATTAAGTTTTCACCTATCGCAAGAGTTGATACAACACTTGTAGGCAGACCGGGAAGCACAATCGTTGTGCCAAAGTATGCTTATATTGGTGACGCAGAAGATGTAGCAGAAGGTGTTGCTATGGGTACAACAGTACTTACAACATCTACAACAGAAGCAAAGGTTAAGAAAGCAGGCAAGGCAGTAGAACTTACAGATGAATCAGTATTATCTGGTTATGGTGACCCACTTGGTACGGCTATTAATCAGATTGCTATGTCAATCGCTGCAAAGGTTGATAATGACAGCTATGACGCACTTTGCACAGCACCTATTGATTACGATGGAACAGCAGCGCCTATCAGCTATTCAGCAGTTGTAGCAGCTAATAGCAAATTTGATGATGAATCAGATTCATCACTTACAAAGATACTGTTCATTAATCCGGCGCAGGAAGCCACATTGCTTAATGATGATGATTTTAAGAGTAATGATAAGTACCCACTTAATGTAATTATGAATGGTACTATCGGTTCTATTGCAGGAGCACAGGTTGTTAAGTCTAAGAAAGTTAAGCTGATTAAGTATGAGCTTGATGATTCAACAGGAACAATTAATGTTGTAGCTGATACAACAAGCGAGGATGCAACTAATGTTCACCTTGACACAGCACTTGCACATACGCTTAAGCCAAAGGACAAGGAAATCAAGGTAGGTAGCAAGTTAAAGGCTGTTACAACAGAGTTCTACGCTTGTCCTATTGTTATTGTATCAGCAGAAGACCCTAACGAGGACACAGGTGCAGATGGCGTATCAGAGGAAGAGAACGCACTTACAATCTATATGAAGAGAAGCGTTGAGATTGAATCGGACAGAGATATTCTTGCAAAGACAACTGTTATCTCTGGCGATGAACACTATACAGCAGTCTTAAGCAACGATTCAAAGGTTGTTCTTGCTAAGTTCGGAAAGTAAGAGGTGTTTATATGTTATTAAGACGACATAAAATCAACGCCGCAAAGCAGAGCGAAGAAGTAACAGCGGATAATGTAAGACAGGAAGCTGTTTATGGAGATGAGCTTAAATATGAGGAAGAGCAGGACAAGTTCCCTGCTCAACCTACAAGCGATTACACAAAGACAGCTATTAAGCGTATGCCAACAGCGGACTTGCAGACACTTGCCTTAGAACAAGGTATTGAGAACGCAATGGAGCTTACAGGAGCAGAACTTAAAGAACTGTTAATTGAGAAATTAGGGTTATAGGAGCTGAAATTATGGAATACACCACATTAGAGCAAGTTAAAATCAGACTTAAACAATTTCATATTGAGACAGTCACAAATGATGATGATACAACATCTGATGTGGTAGTGTTCGATAACAAAGAAGATAATCCAGTAATCGAACAGCTTATTAAACAGGCTACAGAAGATGTAAAAGCAAAGAGGTGTTATCCCGACAGCTACACAGATGAAATGATAACCGAGGACTTGAAGAAATTTGAGAGTGTTATCGTTAATCTGGCTGTCTACGACCATTCACAAGCAGGCGAAAACTTTATGTCTGCCTTAAGCGAGGGTGGTGTCAACAGAACTTGGAGAAATAGAGACAGCTTATTTGTTGGGGTATTTCCGTTTGCCAAAGTGTTATAGCTTATCTACCAAGTTGTAGAAAAAGTAAATTATCTGTAATGCAGATAAGGCTATAGAAGATTGTGCGTTACCAATATGGTAGCAGGCGGCACACATTAAGGGTGGTGGGCGGTGTGCCATTATTAATTATGAAAGGCGGTATATCAATGCCAATAGCAGTAATTATAAGCATTATTTCAGTTGCTTTTTCCGTCTTTTTCGGACTGTTTACGTTGGGATTTAATCTTAAGAACAACAAAAAGTCTGACAATGCAGAACTTACAGAGCGTGTAAAGGAAAATACACGCATAAATATGAAACTTGACACAATATCAAGCAATACAACAGAGATAAAGAATGAAGTTACAGAAATGAGAAAAGAACTTAATTCTCACGATAACAGGATTATTAAGGTTGAGGAAAGTGTAAAGTCGGCACACCACCGAATAGACGGATTGGAAGCACGACTTAATGAAGATAAGGAGGTATAGCAGAATGGATATAACATCAGTATCAACAGTAGTTGCAATCGTTGTAATAACATATCTGATAGGTTTAGGAGCCAAAGCAATTCCACACATTAAGGATAATTACATTCCTATAATCGTAGGCGTTGCAGGCGGTATCTTAGGCGTTGTAGGTATGTATGTAATACCGGACTTTCCGGCAAATGACATTCTTAATGCAATCGCAGTAGGAATTGTGTCCGGATTATCAAGCACAGGCATTAATCAGATTTATAAGCAGGTAAAGAACAATGCTTGACATTAATAAGCAGGCTATGAAGTATTCACTTCAAGGACAGACAGTAACCATCTATGAAAGAGATGAAGACGGCAATATTCTATATGAGGGATATACCGACACAGATGGCAACTTCATTCCTTATCTTGACGATGAGGGAAATAAGATACCCAAAGTTCTTGAAGAGAAAACAGGTTTTTCAGAGCCGGTCGATTTCAAAGCAAACATATCATTCAGCGGCGGAGAAGCACAAAGCAAAGAATACGGCTTTGATACGGCTGATTTTGACGCTATTTTGCTGACAGATAGGGATACATTACCTATTCAAAAAGGCGACCTTATATGGCTTGATAGCAAGCCTACATACACATCTGACAGTCTTGTTGATGAAACATCAGCAGACTTCACGATTGTAGGTATTAAGCCAGCATTATATTCAACTAAGTATATGCTTAAAGCAGTTGTAAAGTAGGTGCATTATGGCAAGACATACAATTAATATATCTTTGTCTGAAAAGTCTGTAAATGAAGCTATCAGACAGCTACAACAGTATAAGCAGAGTTTACAGTATAAATGTGGATTGCTTGTCGAACGATTAGCAGAATTAGGCGACAAAGCAGCAATTATGAGTGTTAATGAAAGTCCATTAGGTAGGACAGTAACATTGAGAGTTGACAGAAAGCCTATTCAAGATGGCTACCAAGCTATTTTAATTGCTACCGGTAAAACTGTTGAGGTAGAAGATAGAGAACCATTTTACACGCTATTAGCAATTGAATTTGGTGCTGGTATTTATTACAACAGCGGCAACGAGAACCCAAAGGCTAATGATTTTGGCTTGGGCGTAGGAACGTATCCAGGACAAATCCACGCATTCAGCGATGGCTGGTACTACTTAGGTAATGATAATCAATGGCACTACACGCACGGCGTTAAAGCCACAATGCCTATGTATAACGCCACAATGGAGATTATTAATCAGTATAAGCAGATAGCAAGAGAGGTGTTTAGTTAATGGCAAACGCAAACGATTGGGCGATAGACCTCGAGAATACAGTCACAGCACTTGTCAAGGCTAAAACCCTAACACAGCTTAAAAAAACATATCCAAAGATAGTCATAACAAATGAGGGAGAAAACAGCGGTCAAGCAGTATTTCCAACAGTATACATTCATTTACTGCCAGCAGTAGAACAAGGACAAACACTTGACGGACAGACAATTAATGCATTGTTAGCGACATTTCAAGTAGATGTTACCACTAACACAAGTAAGTCTGACAGTCGCAAGGTTATGGCAGTAATTACAGATACATTTAAGACAATGAGATTCCAAGGCAACGCAATGCCGGAATTTTCAATCAGTAACAAAGTACATAAGAGTACCGCTAGATTCAGAAGAATGATAGCGGCAAATGACAGATTATTGTAACAAAGAGCAGAAATGCTCTTATTTTTTTGCAAATTTTTAGGAGGTAGACAAGGCAATGGCAAGTACAAGTTATAAAGCTAGGGTTATCTACAAGGAGCATAGCGAAGATGGTTTTGCAGGCTCATATAAGTTAATGGTTGCGGCTAAGTCAATTTCAGCACCAGTATCAGCACCTAACACAGTTGAAAGTACAACATTTGAAGATGATTCACAGACATTCTTAATGGGTATCAAAACATCTGACGCTAAGACTTACACAGGCAACCTTGAAAAGGCTTATTTACAGGATTTAATTAAGGCAGAGGGTAAGCAGTTAGATATTATTCAGTTATACGGCTCTGACGGATTAGGTGCGGTTGCTAAGTACGCATTTGTCGGACAGGTAACAGCAACACCTAATGATGTTTCTGGTACTGATTCAGTACTTGAAATGACAGTAACAGCAGTTCCTAACACTTCACCTATCGAATGCACAGACAAGCTTCAAGTTGTCGAAGGTGCTGGTGGCACATTCACAGTAACAAAGGTGGGGGAATGATAAGCCAATCGACTAAATCAAAGGCTGTGTCGATTGGTGGCACAAACGCCAAAACAGCCGACTACACATCATATCTTGATGATGTAACAGAATAATTATTTTAAAAGGTAGGTGCGGTGTAAAATCCGCACCTTTCCCTATATGGATGATAGGGTGGGAAAGGGTAAAAATTATGATGAATATTAATGCAAACGGAAAAGAATACAAAGTTGAGTTTTCTTTTGGTGCGGCAGAGTGTAAAGAGATAGTGCAGAAAATGTTTTCTGTTGTTAATGGTTCTTACTTACTTGCACAGACAGATAAGAGTGTTGCACAGGCTTCTTTTGACGGATTAGCAAATATGACAGCAGATGTGCCAGAGATTTGCATTTTAGCCATTTATGCAGGTTGTATTGACAATAACCCTGTAACTATAGATGAAGCAAAGGAACTCACTAGGGCATATATTACAGAAAAGAGAAAGACAGATAAGAGTTACGGATATAGAACGCTATTCGAAGAAATCAAGAAAGCGATGGAAGATGATGGTTTTTTCGAGTTGAGCGGAATAACAGCGATGTTAGAGGAGATGGCGAACAATGTGGAAGAAGCAACACAGGAGCAGAAGAAGCCGACAGTAGTTCCACAGGACCACAAGAAAAAGCAGACTTCCACAAAATAATTTGGGAAGAATACTTTGTTTTAGCCAGTTCACTAGGTATTAGTTATTCAGACTTTCTTAAAATGACACCTACAAAACTATTGCTATACGCAAAAGGCAAAAAGATCGATAGACAAAATCGTGATTCAGAAATTTATAACTGGTTTTTAGTTTACGCAATTCCAGCTATTTCTTGCGGAATAGGTGCGGCATTTAGTAAAGATACACACATTGAATATCCGAAGCAGGCTATTTTATCAGAAAAAACGGAAGAAAGCGAAGAAGATACCTACGATAAAGAGTTACAGCGAATGTTACTCAATGAACAGAAATGGGCGGCACGAGCTGAAAAGAGAGGACTACCGCCAACAATCCTATAAAGGGGGTTAAAGCGTGGAATTAGACAGTTTAGAAGTCAAAATTACCGGTACTGCCAAGAAAGCTATTGATTCTGTTGATACGCTAATAGAACATCTTACAAGGCTGTCAACATCACTTGCGACTGTTAATGGTCCATCACTTAGTAGCCTTGCAAGTGGCGTTAGTCAGTTAGGTTCTGCTATGCAGAATATGAACGCAGGAACAGCAGATTTTACAAGGCTTGCTAAGAATATCACAAAGATAGGTTCTGTTGATTCGGTTGCACTAACTAACACAGCTACATCACTTCAAGCTGTCACAAAGGCAGTTGCAAGCATATCAGCTATTCCGCAGAATGCAACGCAAGTCACAGAATTTGCAAAGTCACTTGGTAAGTTAGGCAGTAAGAGTATAGAAAACGCCGTTGTAAACATTCCGAAGCTAGGCAATGCTTTAAATGGCTTAATGACAACGCTATCAAGAGCGCCAACAGTAAGCCAGAATGTTATTCAAATGACTAACGCATTGGCTAATCTTGCTAGTCAAGGTAGCAAGGTGGGTACTTCTTCAAACTCACTTCAAAAGTCGCTGTATGGCGTTTCTACAAGTGCTAGAACAGCAACTAAAAGCAGTTGGAGCTTGGCAAGCGCAATAGGTAAGTTTTATGCTACATATTTTATTGTCATCAGAGGTTCTAAGAAACTTATAGAGGCTATAAAGTCAACAACAGATTACATTGAAGCGTTCAACTATCAAGCGGTTGCGTTTGGCAAAATCGGTTCAGAATGGGATAAAGATTACGAAAAGTACGGATATGATAACGCAACAGCATATGCAGAGAGCTTCCAAAGCAGAGTAAACGATACTCTCGGAAAGCTGTCTGGTTTAAAAGTTAATGTTCAAGGCGGTTTGCTTGAAGAAAGCGGAGTAAAGAACTTAGGACTTAACATACAAGAGATAACACAGTATGCTTCACAGTTAGCTTCTGTTACTAATTCGTTAGGACAGACAGGCGAAGCAACAACGGCTATAACAAAGTCAATGACAATGCTTGCGGGCGATATAAGCTCACTTTTCAATGTGGACTATTCAACAGTAGCACAGAACTTACAAAGCGGTTTAATCGGACAATCGAGGGCATTGTACAAGTATGGTATTGATATTACCAATGCTACATTAGCGACGTATGCTTACAACTTAGGCATTTCTAAGTCGGTGTCTGAAATGACACAGATGGAAAAACAACAGTTAAGAGTGTTAGCGATATTAGACCAATCAAAAGTATCTTGGGGTGATTTAGCTAATAGACGGAAGAAAGTTAATGATATAGCTTATCTTCCAAGTGTTGCATAAGAATAGAAATATCTTATGGCAATCGGGCAAAATCGGCGAAGGCTAAAGTTTTCAACTATGCTAATACCGAGATAACTCAATAGATTACGAACAGGCTATTGAGTATCGTAACGAGTAGGAATTGAATAAATATAATATTCCCAAGAGTGTCCGACACTACTGCATATAGGGCAGTATGAGGTGGAAGTGGCTACCACCAAACCAAACGCAAAAACGTGGGTGATAATGTACTCTGAACTTATAGGAAACTATAAGAAGTATAGGATAAAGAGCCTATACGATAACAAATTTGACAATCAACTCCCCAAGTAATATGTTACGCCAGTTCAGTAACAATATGAAAGAGGTAGGAATGGTAGCAGGACAGCTATTTATCCCAATTCTTTCAAAGGTTATGCCAGTAGTAAACGGAGTAACTATTGTAATCAAAAGATTATTAGTTGGTCTTGCTTCTTTAATGGGCGTTAAGATTGACTTTGAAAGCTTTGGTCAAAGCGGCTATAAAGACACATCAGACGGCTTAGAAGATATTTCAGACGGCTACAAAGATGTAGCTGATTCAGCTAAGAAAGCTACATTATCCCTTATGGGATTTGATGAAATTAATAAATTGCAGGACGATACAAGCTCAAGCAAGGGTTCAAGCGGCGGTGGCGGCGGTAGCACTATTGATTTGACAGATGATATTGCTAAGGCGGCGGCAGAATATGAAGCGGCGTGGAATAAAGCATTTGCCAATATGGAAAATTCGGCAGTTGCTTGGGCTGATAGAATAGAAAAAGCCATAAAAAAGGGTGACTGGTACGGAATAGGTACTTACGCAGGCAAACAAATAAACAAAGGGATAAATGCTTTTCCTTGGAAAAAAACAGGAGAAGCAATTACAGAAGCTATTTGCAATGTTTTGGATTTTGCAGATGGATTTGTTAGTTCTGTTGATTGGGAACAATTAGGAAGAAATATAATAAAGTTTATTGAAGGTATAGATTTAGGAAAAATAACTGTAAAAATTTTGGACCTAGCAATTGACTTAGGAGTATCAGCAATAAAATTAATATGGGGTGCTTACCAGGAGATATACGACAAATGGGGAATTGCAGGAATTTTGGCTTCTTTGGTTATTCCGGGCGGAATTCTTACACTTAAATTTATTACGGAATTTTCAGCAAGCATAGATGATAGTAAATATGTAAAAAAAGCAAAAGATGGCATAGAAAATATAAAAATAGCTGCACAAGAAAAATGGAATGAAATTACAGATTGGTGGAATAATACAGCAATCGTAAATTGGTGGAATAATGATGTTACGCCTTGGTTTACTAAAGCGAAGTGGCAGTCACTTGGAGATAATACAAAAGATAGCTTGCAAGATAGCTGGACTTCTTTTAATAACTGGTGGAGTAGTACAGGAATATACAACTGGTGGAACAATAGCGTAGCACCTTATTTTACAAAAGCAAAATGGCAATCTCTTGGAGATAACGCAAAGGGCAGCTTAACTGATAGTTGGACTTCGTTCAATAATTGGTGGAGTGGCACAGGTATATATAATTGGTGGAATAATGATGTTACGCCTTGGTTTGCTAAAGATAAATGGAACAACTTGGGTGATAATTTCAAGTCAAGTCTACAAGATAAATGGTCTGATTTTTCTTCTTGGTGGAGCACAACCGGAATTTACAATTGGTGGAATAATCACGTAGCACCTTACTTTACGGCAGATAGATGGCGTGATATGGCAGATGGAATAAGAGTAGGCATACAAGATAAGTGGAATAATGTAGTTAATTGGTGGGATAGCAAACCATCCCTTAGTGAAATTTCAGTAGCCGTTGAGAACTTTTTTTATAAAGTAAGAGATATGTGGTATAATTTCAAAGATTGGTGGGACAACTTAGGACTTAGCTTCCCACATATAAAAACGCCACATTTCGATATTGATGGCGAATTTAGTCTTGTGCCACCTCAAGTGCCCAAGATAAGTGTTGATTGGTATGCAAATGGCGGCTTTCCAAACAAAGGACAGTTATTCGTTGCTAATGAAGTAGCACCCGAAATGGTTGGCACTATGGACGGAAGAACAGCAGTAGCCAATCAGCAGGAAATCACAACAGGTATTGCTAATGCAGTTTATCCAGCAGTATACAATGCGGTTGTAGCGGCTATGTCAGAAGCCAACAACAACGTTAATATAACACTACAAGGTGACGCTGATAAATTGTTTACAATGGTACAGGATAAAGCTAATAACTACACTAATATGACAGGGCAAGCAGCATTCCCTTATTAATTGACAAATAAATAATAAAAGAATATATTTAAAGTACTAAAGATAAGGGGGAATGTATATGTTAAAAAAAGGCTTATATAAAATGCTGGAAGTATTAGGAATAAAGAAAAAACAGCAACCACAAATTCAACGCCCACTAAATCCTAACTTTAAAGGAGTGTACAGAGCGACAGAAAACGGCTTAGTTGAAGTATATTGTCCAAGATGTAGCAGTTGGGACTGCTCTCACACACAGATTACAACAACTGTACCACAGAAAACTAAGACAAGATATACCGTTAATTTGAATCCGTTTAGACCGTTTACGCTGGTTAATAAGAAAGAGAAGATTAAGCAACAGGGCGGAACTTATTCACAACATAGGTTTGTGTGTAACAGATGTGGGCTGATTTTTTGGTAATACATGATTTTAATGGAGCGTATCTTTTCGGTGCGTTCCATTTTTTATTGAAAAGTGCTTGACAATTATTGCAAGGGCAGTTATTATAATAACATAAATATTGCAAGGGCAATAATTGAAAGGAGTGATTATTATTAGTCCAGCAGGAAGACCACATAAGGAAAACCCTAGAAATGTTAATCTTAATATCAGAATAACAAAAGATGAAGCTAATCGTATTCAGAAATGTGCTGATGAATTGAAATTAACAAGAACCGACACCATTATGAAAGGTATAGGGTTAGTAGAAAAAGAACTTAAAGACAACAAAAAAGAGTAGCAACAAGTCGGTCAAAACTTTTAGTTGCTACTCAAACCACCAATCCGAAAGGAATTGATAAATCTATCATATCAGTTTCTTTCGGAAAATTCAAGATTTTTTTGGAGGAAAACAGATGGAAAAACAATTAAAAGACGAAATAAATAAAGCATTAGAAAATATTAAGGATATATGGATATTACATCAAATATATCGTTTTGCTGTTAATATGTCAAAAGATGATTTAAGTAAATAAGTTGTTTTATAAAAAAGTGGGGAGCATAAAAAGACACCAGTTGACAATATTCATAAAATATATTATCTTGGTATATGCTAAAATTAATAGAACGAACGAGACACAGCGCATACGAAAGATAAATTTTCAAGAATAATCTTTTGTGTGCGCTTTTAACATACCAATGAAATATAAAATAAAAATATTTTGGAGGTATCTATGCTAGTAGAAACAAGGAAAATAAGCAAAGGCAAAGAAGTAACAGTTGTAACAAGCCTTGATGTAGCAGAAACTTTTGAAAAAGAACACCGTAGAGTATTGCAAGACATACGTGACTTGAAATGTAGTGAAGAATTTCGACTGCACAATTTCGTGCAGTCGAGTTATATTAATGAGCAAGGGCGCAATCAGTCAATGTTTATTATGACTAGAGATGGCTTCACTTTACTTGCTATGAGTTATACTGGCGAAAAAGCTATGAAATTTAAAGAAGCTTATATCAACCAGTTCAATCAAATGGAAGAGCTTCTCAAAGGTAAACTAATCGAGAGAGAAAAAGGCATAGCAGTTAGGCAGTCACTTACTAAAGCTATTCAGCAGTCAAGCGAAAATGAGAGAATGCACGGACACGCATATTCCACTTATACTGATATTGTATATAGGACTGTATTCGGAAAGACAGCAAAGCAGTTAAGAGAAGAATATGGAATTGATAAGAAAGCTAATTTGCGTGATTATTTCACAGTAGAAGAACTTGAAAAGGTACAATCAATAGAAATGATTATCAGTGGACTTGTTAATTGCGGTTGGGGATATAACGAGATAAAAGAGTTTATAACTAATCCGGCAAAGAAGCTAATAGCGGCATAATAAAAAAATCAGAACAAGTTGGGTAGACCTGTTCTGATTAGCACATATGAGTACATATAAGTTGCTCACGTCAATAATAACAAATAAATAGCAAAATGACAAGGACATTTCACTTAATTGTGAGGTGTCCTTTTTGTGTGCTTGGAAAGTGAGGTTTTACTATGAATTTTATACAATACATAAAGCAAGCGTGGAAAGCTGGCACTAGCGGCGGCACTCCAATAAGCCCAGATAGACTTAACCATATGGAAGATGGCATTAAGAATAATAACGATATGATAAGTGAACTGAACAACAATACAACAACAACGTACGAAAATGCTATCATAACATACGCACCTGCTTTGGCACTGGTAAATATAATGCCAGCTAAACTAACCAATACTGTAGCAATTAGGAGCTGGACAACAGTCGCAACTCTGCCTAAGGAATATAGACCGAGTAAAACTATAAAATTTCCGGTCACAGTATATAATCCGGCGGGGTTTGTGGCATATGGACAATTGACACCTAATGGTGCATTACAAATTTATAGTGATACCAAAATTGAGGCAAATCAAGGACAAACATATTACAATTTCACTTATTTTATTTAAGCAATATGTTTATTGAAGATATTGCTGTTTAATTAACTTAATGAATAAAAATTCAAAATGGGTATTAAAATAAAATGTTAGCAGTAGGGACAACTTGAAAATATAAATATATGAAACTAAGGGAACGTATCAGAGATGATATGTTCCTTTTTTGTTACCTATTTTAGGCAGAAAGGGGCGATTGAATGATAAGTGCTGTAATTATCGAGGGAGTTACATTCCCAGTAGCATATAACGGCTACACATACAGCAGAAATAAGATATGGTCTAAGAATACAGGAAGAAATGACTACGGCGAAATGGTAGGCACAATCGTAGCTATTAAAGATAAAGTAGAGCTTCAATTACCGCCATTAACAGGTGAACAGGCACTAATACTTGATAATGTGGTAAGCGACATAGATAACCCATTTCCAACAGCACAAGTCCTATTTTTAGGCGGTCAGCAAAAGGAAATGACAATATACACAGGAGATGTGTCATATCCGTATCTCACAAGAGCAAAGAATGAGGACGGATTAATAGTCGGAGCAAAATTAAGTTTAATTCAGAAATAAGGAGATTAACTATGAAAATAACAGGAAATGAAGTTTTAGCACATTATGAAGCACTTGCAAGCGTGGCACAGCTTAAAATGGGTGGCAGATTAGCAGTTGCCATTATGTCTAATATTAAGGCATTAGAGCCACACTTTAAAGCGGTAGTAGAAACGATAGAAAAGATACGCGAGGAAAATAAAGATAACAACGATAAGATAAAATCAGAACTTGAAGAACTAGGAGAACAGGAAATAGAAGTATCTGAATACACAAAAGTTGATATAAGTGCATTTGATAGTTGTGAAGCCATTGAGCCAGCTAAGATTATCGCACTTAGCTTTATGATTAACGATTAATCAGCAGAAAGGAGCAACCTAATGAAAAATATTAATTGGGGTGCGGATTTCAATTTGCTGTATGCAAGATATTACAGCAAATATTTAGTTGACGGAAAAGAATACAATCAGACACTTAATGAGTTTAAGTACAGCAACATAATCAATCCGAACAATAGCATTTCGATAGGTAATACTTGCAGTAGTAGTGTTACCTTTTCTATTTATAATCCAGAAATCACGCTTGAAAATAAGGATATAACCATTTTTGAGGGTGTTAAGGGCGATAGCGGCATTGAGTATGTACAGACAGGCATATTTACTGTAACTAAAGAAGAAAGTAACGGCGAATACACTAAGTACACAGCTTATGACAAGATGTACAAAGCTGAAAAAGGGTACTTCTCTAAATTAACTTATCCTAGTACAGACAAGGCTATTTTAGAGGAGATTTGCATAAAATTAGGCATAAAGTTAGCAACTAGCATAACAAACACACATACAATTACAGATAAGCCACAAGGCTATACAATGCGTGAAATGATAGGTTATATGGCTATGCTACAAGGTGGAAATGCGGCTATTAATTCTGACGGAAACCTTGAAATAAAGTGGTACAAAGATAGCGGTTATGTGCTTGACGGACATCAATACTATCAGCAAGGGGTTACTTTTACCACTAGCAAAGATTTTACGATAAGAAAGCTGACTTGTAACAATACAAAGTCTGGTGATAAGGAAACTAGCACAATCACTAGCGGCAGTGGTACAACTGGACTTAGCTTTGCTAATCCATTTATGACACAAGCTAACTTAAATGAGATTTATAAAAAGATAGGCGGCTTTCAGTTTAGACCGCTTACAGTTAAGTTTGTCGGTGACTGGCGGCTTGAAGTAGGTGACATTATAACTGTCAACAAAGGTGGCGTTGACTACAAAGTGCCTATAATGCAGATAACACACGAATGTGATGGCGGCTTAATGGACACAGTTACATCTATCGGACAATCTGACACAGAAAACAGTAATATTGCTAGCGGTCCGATAACAAAGCAAATGGAACGATACTACGCTGATTTAGTCTTAATCAACAAGGCAGTTATCGAAAATGCCGATATAACTAGTGCTAATATTGAGAGTTTAAAAGCACATCAAGCGTATATCGACCAATTAAAGGCTAATAAGATTGAAGCTATTACAGCAGATATTGTTAATTTGACAGCAAGTAAAGCTACAATTAATGAAGCTAATATCGCTAAGTTACAAGCAGATTATGCACAGGTAGGCGTGTTAAATGCAGATGTAGCAGACATTAAGACCTTAATGTTTGGTTCTGCGACAGGTAAAAGTTTAACAACAGAATTCGCTAATGCAGTTGTAAGTGTTATCGGCAATGCACAGATTAAAGACGCTATGATTGACAGCATAGCTGCAAGCAAGATTACAGCACTTGACCTTAACACGACTAAATTTAAGGTTCATAGTGAAAATGGAATGTCTTATTGGCAAGACAATACAATTATCATCAAAGATACTGACAGAATAAGAGTTCAAATAGGTAAAGACGCTAATTCGGACTACAATATGTATGTCTGGGATAAAGCTGGCAATCTTATGTTTGATGCCTTAGGACTTACTGAAAAAGGTGTTACGAGGAAAGTTGTTCGTGATGATGTTGTTCAAGATAATGCTAATATCAATGCAAGCAAGCTGGATATTGAAACACTATTTAGTGTTATCAATAACGATAACACCCATACACTTAAGAGCAATAAAATTTATCTGGACAACGAGGGACAGACACTTAATGTCATTATGCAAGCTATAACAAGTGGTGCTGGCAAAGATTATACTCAATGGGGCGGTATGATGAAAGTTGCTAGTGATTTTATCACTAACAAGTTGTGGTGGACTAGCAATGTTGATACTGAAAGCATTCAGACTAAGTTTTCTACTGTTAATCAGAAGCTAGATAGCTACGAAATAACATTATCTGACTTATACCAACAAACGAACGATAATTTTATGGTGTATACAGTAACAGCAACGCCTACAAAAGATAATTATCCAGCCGTTGACTGGTTCATATCCATATATCCGTCAGACGATTTATTTCCAAGTGATAATCTTACTTGGACTTACAGCAATGATGAATATGCTAAACATCGCGGAGCGATAGCATACAACGAAACAGCTCAAAAAACTTGGCGTTGGGCTAAAGATGATAAAGGTAATTGGGGTTGGAAAGAGGTATCTAACACACAATTAGCTTATATGCTTAATCAAAACGCTAGTCTTAAGATTAATCTTAATAGCATATCAACAGAATTAACACAGACAAAGAAAAATCTGACAGATAATTATAGTACAACAACTACTATGATTAACAAAATTACGCAGGAAATTAATGATAATGGTTCAAGTATTAGTTTGGCGCTTAGTGGAACTTACGCTAAGTCAAGCGATTTAGAAAGTTATGCAACTAAAACAAGCCTTGATTTATATATCAAAAAAGACCCTAAAACAGGCGAGCTTAAGAGTGCTATCGAAGCTATTGCAGATACAATAAATATTACTGCAAGGGGTGGGCTTAATTTAAGTGGCAACAGGTTTACATTAAACAGCACGAACGCCAGCATTACAGCAGACGGAACTATAACTTGTAGCAATCTGATTGCCAACGGCGGAAACGTTGGCGGCTGGAAAGTGTCTAAAGATTCAATAAGTACAATATTTAAGCAGAATAATGACTTATTCAGAATTGCATTACAAATACCTGGTGATATTACACCATATGTTTTTTCGGTTTTTCACGGAACTGAAGATGAGGGATACAGCAAAAGTCCTAATTTTTATATAAGTCAAACTGGTAAACTATATGCAACTAACGCACAAATTACAGGAAGCGGCTATTTTTCGTCTGGCACGATTGGAGGCTGGGACATCAGCAAGTCTTCTATCTATAAAGATTACGGCAAATATAGAACTTATATACAGGCACCCGCTAATTCCGAAGCTTGGACATTCTCTTGCCAAGAAGAAAGAGATGGGGCATATTATGGTAATTGGTACGTTCGTGCGGATGGATATATGTATGCTTCTAAAGGTCAAATTGGCAATTTCTCAATTGATAATGGTATATTGTCGACATATCAAAATAATGGAATTAAAGGAATGTCGATAGACCAAAATTACATTAAATTCTATTCTTGGGTCGACGATTACGAAAATTATGTAGGTTCGATAACTACAACAAGATATTATACTAGCAATAATGAAGTAAGAAGAGCTTTAGTGCTAAATGCAGATTATGGAGATGTTGTCGGAATAAATTGTACCAAAGAGAAAACAGAAAATACGGAATACGAATTCGTTATAAGAATAAACGACGATTTAAACAAATCATTAGAGTTTTTTTCGCCCAATATTTCGATGAATGGCGGTTATCAAGATAACGTAAAAAAACCAACGACACTTACAGTATATTGCTATAATCCAAATTCGGGAAAAGACACACAAAATGTCAGAATTACAAATACAGAGGACAGACACTACGAGAACTGCGAACTGTCAGTATATGGAAGTGCATACATAGGATATGATTTGCGATGTTTCGGGTCAATTTATGGAACAATTGCTTCTGATTCAGACGAGAACGTAAAAAAAGATGTTCATTTATTGAATTCAGAAGACTCTTCTGAATTTATCTACAATTTAAAACCTTGCGAATTTAAAATGATTAACGGTACTTCTAATCGCTATCATCACGGATTTATTGCACAGCAGGTTAAAGAAACTATGAAAGATGACTGGGGATTATTTATCGATAAAAAGATTAATAATGATAACTACGAAACACAAGTCTCAGACGAAAACGGAAATACAACTAAAGAGCTAACAGCAAGATACGCATTACGCTATGATGAATTAATAGCGGATATAGTTGCGACTGTACAATCGCAGAATATGCGTATTAAAAAATTGGAAAAGCAATTAAGCAATTAAGGACATCTTCGGGTGTCCTTTTTTAATGCGAATTAGGAGGTAAAACACAATGTTAGACATCAACTCATCAATTCAGAAGAACGGAACATTATCCGTTCAAAACTCAGATGGAGCACTTAAACAGGTAGCTTATCTGTCAGCTACAATCAGCGAAAGCGGCACAGTTAGTATGTCAGCTAGCTTCAATGATTTTGCGGCATACTTGGCGAATGATATAGCACTAGACAGCGAGCTTAAGAGCTTTCTTGATGGCGTTAAAAATACTTACAAGGCAACATACAGCACAGAAGATAACACAGTTAGTTCAGATGCAACAGGAACAGTAGAAAGTGAGGTATTTTAATTATGATTAAATGTGGAGATTTTTCAGCGTGGAATGGTAGCAACTTAGACTTTGATAAAATGCGTGCGGCAGGACTTACACACGCTATTCTTAAGGTTATCAGACGTGATTTTGAGCCAGATGAACAGTTTGAAAATAACTGGAAAAAGTGTCAGTTAGCTGGCATACATATTTGCGGTGTATACAACTTTGTTTACACACCTAGCGTAGAAAGGGCTATTGCGGCGGCTAAAAGGGTATTAGAGGTGCTTGACGGACGTAAAGTTAAGGTGTGGATGGATATAGAAGATACTTGTATGCAAAATTTAGGGTCAGACCTTATCGACATAATTAAGGCGTACAAGCACACAATAGAGGAAGCTGGCTACGAGTTTGGTATCTATACAGGTATGGCGTGGTATGGCAGTTACATTGCCCCATATGCAGACGAAGAAATTCTTAACTGCGATTACTGGATAGCAAGGTACTATCTTGGATATGATGAAATGACACTTGATACAGACCCTAACGAAGATAAGAAGCCTAGTGTTGCTAGAAACCTTGTAGGCTGGCAGTATACATCAAGCGGTGTTGTAGATGGAGTAGACGGAGTTTGCGACTTGTCTGTATTCTATGGCTTTCATAATGATGAAGATAACACAGAGGATAACAGCGAAGAAGACAACACAGAGGATAGCACAGATGAACACGTATACGCTACATACGCCGCTTATACAGACAGATGGTGGGGCGAAGTAGAGGACAGAGAAGATTGGGCTGGCGCAGGTGACAATAAAGCTATCACAGCACTTATTATCAAGGTTAGCAGAGGTTCAGTTAAGTACAGAGTTCACTTAAAGGGCGGTGATTGGCTTCCTTATGTTACTGGCTTTAATTATGACGATTACGATAATGGCTATGCAGGTGACAAGAAGCACGAGATTGACGCAATAGAAATCATTTACTATACGCCAGAGGGTGAGCCTTGGAAGTATGCAAAGTATATGGTATCTGTATTCAATAACCGCAACTTCTATCCAGAACAGATAGACAATGAAACATCAAATGGAATGGACGGATATGCAGGCGTTATGGGTAATGCAATCGACAAGTTCCAGTTAGTTGTCGAATAAAGTCGAAATAACACGACCGAAAGTATTTGAAATATACTAACGATAAATGTATAATAAACTTGTCTTTGAGAAAAGACCCTTAAACATTATCAAGTTCTGGCAGGCGATATTGTTTGATTGGCGTTGGCAATATCGCCGCTACACTTGACACGATAGAACGTGTGTTCTATAATAATCGTATCGCTATCGGAGTGCAAGGGCAAGAGAGGGGAGTGCGGGTTTATGGATAACAGTAATGAGGAAAATTACAAAGATAAGTTAATAGAACTTATAAATAAAATAGAAAATACAGGCACATTAGAGTACCTGTATTCATTCGTAGAAAACTTTTTGAAGAGGTGGGGGTAAAACCCTACTTCTTTTCTTTTCGAGATAACATAACATCTATCATATCTAATATCGTTTCTTTATCTCTTTGTTCTAACATAGAAAACTTCCAAAGTAAATCAACATCTTTTTCAGCTTCTTTTGAATTATCCTTACGGATTGGCGAAACATCAAATCCCATTAGCCACGCTTCTGACACGTTCAAAGCCATTCCTAAGACAACTAGCTTTTCTTGGCTAGGTTCAACTTTGCCTGATACATACTGGCTAATATCGGATTTATTCATCTTGATATTGTATTTCTTACAATATGGTAATGATAAATTCAAAATATCAACTTGTTTTAACTTCCGTTCATTCATTAGCTGTTTAAGCCTATCTGATGTATTCTCTTTCATCTTAGTTATCCTCCTTTCTGTTGATAATATACCATTATTTGAACAAAAGTTCAAGATGTAAAACTAAAAAAGTAAAAAATATTGAACTTTTTATTGACATATTAATTTAATAATGCTATTATACAATCAGTTCAAAACATTGAACAAGAAAACGGAGAAAGGAGAAGAATTGGAATGGCTTTTAATTACAGTAAGTTAAGAGGTCGCATAATTGAAAAGTACGGAAGTCAGACGGACTTTGCCAAGGCATTTGGCTGTTCAGACAGGACTTTATCGCTTAAAATGACAGGCAAGCGACCTTGGAAGCAGATTGAAATTTTAAAAGCAATTAAATTATTAGATTTATCAGAAGATGATATACAGGATTATTTTTTTGCTTTAGAAGTTCAAAACATTTAACTTTCAGAAAGGAGCAAACTAATGAATGAAGTCAAGACGATAGAGCTTAGAACACCTATTGAAGTTGCCCTTGATATTGATAGTGAGGGGATGACAACAGCAAGAAAACTGTACAACTTCTTAGGATTAGCACAAGGGCAGTTTTCAAGGTGGGCGAAAAGCAATATTACAGATAATGAATTTGCCACAGAAAATGAGGATTATTGGCGGTTCGACATAGATGTCGAGACACCGACAGGCGGCATAGTAAAGAGAGATGATTATAAGCTCACAGCTCATTTCGCTAAGAAGTTATCTGTTAAAGGCAATTCAGAAAAAGCAGAGGAAGCGAGGGAATACTTCACAACAGTAGAAGAAAGAGTTAAACAGAAAGCTATTGATGTATCACAGCTTTCACCACAGCTTAGACTTATGAATATGCTTGTTGAAAGTATGAACAAGGCAGAGATAGAGCAGAAGAAACAGGCAGAACAGATAGCCAAGGTTGAAACAACTGTTAACAATATGAAAGAAATTTTCATAGAGCCTATCGGCGATTGGAAGAATGATATTAATGCCAAAGTGAGAGAAATATCTATCAAAAGTGGCATTGATTATCAGGCACTTTACAATCAGCTTTACGGCGAGTTGGAAATGACCGCACATTGTAGTCTTAAGAGATTACAGGATAACAAGGTGGCAAGAATGGAAAAGGCAGGTAATACCAAGACAGCTATAAAAGTGGCAACAACTAAGATTGCTGTTATTTATGATAAGCCACAGCTTAAGGCAATATTCGAGAATATTGTTAAGAGATATGCTATGAAATATTGTGCATAAGGAGATTATATATGGACAGAATAGACGAATTTAATATGTTACAGGGTTTTAAGTTTCTTGAAGCATATGAACAGATTGCTGTTTCTGATGATGGTTCAATGGCAGATGTGATTGTTATGAAATTCTACAATGACAAGAATGTTGCTATTGAAATAACATTTATTGACGGAGAATGGCAGGTAGGTGAGCCATATGCTATTGATAATGAATTTAATTCAATTAATAAAGTTGAGAAAAAGAGAAATTCCTTGCTTGCAGAACTGAATGAGAACTTAAAGAAACTGACAAGCAAGGAAGATAAGCATAGTGAGTATGAAACTGGTAAATCAGCACTTACTGATTGCTAAGCCAGTTATGGTAATGTTCCAGCATTTCCATAACACCAATTTCAACCCACGCACGTCTAATAAATTCGTGCTTTTCACCCTCATCAGCAAAGTTATTGCTATTAACACTTTTCATAACTTTTTGATGAATAGAAGAGTGGATGTTAGCACTATTTTCATTGACAAACTTTTTAAAATCATTGAAGTCTTTCAAGGTTTCACCTCTTTCCTATAAAAAGATAAGAGGATTATATCACAATTTTTAAAATAAGGAGAAGTTTATGGAAAAGGAAGTACAAGCAACGCCACAATATAGCATATCAGTAGAGGAACTGATTGCAGAAAGAAACAATTTAGAAGTCTCTATTGCAGCATACAAGAAAGCAAAGAGAGATAGCAAGATAGCTGAATGTTTATGGATTTTATCAGCAATATTATTTATTGTGCAAATGACATTTCAGCTTATTAATTAGAAAGGAGTTTTAGCAGATTGATATTTATTATTTCTGGAAAAGGCGAAAGAGAGCAGATTAATGAGGTAGAAAAGCTTGAAATCCTGGCACACATTGGCAGAAGAACAAGTTACCTCTTAGGAAGAAATAAGCATTGTAAGCCATTAAGGAACATAGTTACAAGAGATATTTTAGGGCAGTTAAAGCACGAATACGGGTGTGGTTTGAGTGAACTCAAAAAGAAGTACATAGCAGACACTCACGATTATATCGACTGCTACGAACTGCCTACAATAATGAAAGAGAGATATAAGCTATGATACAGGGATTTATGCTAGGAACGATATTCGGGATGTTTTTAGAACTGGCTTGTATCGTTCTGACAATGGCAAGGGCAAAGAGAAAAGAAAGGATTGAACAATATGAAACAGGTAAACGAGAAAGTAATAACAGTACAGGATTGCATTGATATGTACGAGAAAAAGGATATGTATACAGTTATTGACGGCGGTAAGGTTGTTGGATTTGTAGAAAAAGAGAAGGAGAACTAAAGATGAAAGAGAGAAATAACAATATTACAGCTTTTGGGTTAGTTGCAGAAGAGCCAGTTTTCAATCACGAATCAAACGGAGAGGACTTTTATAAGACTTTTATAACAGTTAGAAGAACTAGCGGAACTTTTGATACGCTGCCAGTTGTTATATCTGACAGAATTATTGATATGAAAGAAATTAAAGTAGGCGATTGCGTGATGATTACAGGACAGGTAAGAAGTCATAACCTGCACATAGGAGAAAAAAGTAAGTTAGAGCTTTTTATCTTTACTGAAAATATAGAGATATATGAAAACGAGGAAGAACTACCTTTTAATAATGATGTAGTTCTTAGAGGTTTTATTTGCAAAGAACCTATATACAGGGTAACGCCACTTGGAAGAGAAATAACAGATGTTCTCATAGCTATTAACAGAGCATATGGCAAGTCTGACTATATACCTTGCATAACTTGGGGCAGAACAGCTAAGTTTGTCGGTCACTTGCCAGTAGGAACACATATAGAAATGACAGGTAGATTCCAGTCAAGACCTTATACAAAGAAGATAAGCGAAGATGAAGTTGAAAACAGAGCAGCTTACGAGGTATCAGTAGGCAGAGTTGAGATTATAGAAGAAAAGGAGAATGCTGATGAATAGTGATATTACAGTTTCAGAATTAGCTAGTATGGCAGCAGACAATGAAAAGCGTTGTCAAGTATGGCATCCAGTCCAAGGTGTTATATTTGACGGCACATTTGATGAACTTGACAGACGGCATTATCTTGCGGATAAGACAGTTGATAACTTCTCAATAGAAGATGATGTGTTCATTATGAATATATAATAAGGAAAGGATATTGTTTATGAGAGCAACTTTAAAAAGAGTAGTGTTAGAAAACTTTATGTGTTATGCACACGCAGAATTTGACTTCTATGCCATTACAAAGATTATGGCTAAGAATGGCAAGGGCAAGTCAACTATTGCGACAGCTTATCTGTGGTGCTTATTCAACTGCGATTATGAATTAAAGGATAATCCGGTTGTTAGACGAGAGGTTGATGGAAAATCCGTTGATGATATGGATACAAGTGTTGAACTTACACTTGATGTTGACGGAAAGGAAATAACTATGAAGAAAGTACAGAAACGTACCTACAGCAAGGACGGCAGTTCATACAAAGACGATAACAAGTACTTTATTAATGATGTGCCTAAGACATTAAAGGATTTCAACGCATATCTTGATGTGGATATGAATGTATTCAAGATGTGCAGTAATGTAAATGCTTTTCTTAATCAGAAGCCAGCAGAAATGAGAGAATACTTATTTGGTTTAGTAGGAGATGTTACAGACATTGATATAGCTTCACAGAAAGCCGAATTAGCCGAGTTAGTTCCTTTACTTAATAAGTATACAGTTGAAGAGTTATCCGCTATGAATAAGGCTGCCAAGACCAAGATTACAAAGGATTTGCCTATTCTTGACGGACAAATTAAGGAAAAGGAAAGGGATATACAGCTTAAACAGGCTATTGAAGTATCTGACCTTGAATTACAGAAGAACAGCCTTAAAGAGCAGATTGCTGATTGCGTGGCAAAGCAGACCGACAATGACAAGTTAATGGCTGAATATGACAATGCTAGTTCAGATATTCTTAACTTGAAGTTTGAACTTAGTGATATGAGCCGTAAAGCCAATGAAGAAAACGTTAAGGCTAGGAGAAATCTTGAATCGCAGATTAGCAACCTTAATTATGTGATTAAGGATAGTAAGCAGTCAATCAGTAATGCAGAAAATGTTGTCAGCTTTGATAAGGGTAAGATAGCAGAATATCAGAAAACACTTGATGATAGCAGAACTGAATGGAAAGCTGAAAAAGAGCGTGTATTTGACGAAAGTAGCCTTATTTGTCCTTATTGCAAGCAGGAATACCCAGAAGAAAAGAAAGAGGAATTAAGGACAGATTTTAAGGCACATAAAGAAGCTGAACTTAACAGGATTACTAATAAGGGTAACACAGCTAAGAAAATGCTTGATGAAGCCAAAGAATTGTTAGTTGAAGCTGAACAGGAATTGGCTGGCAGAAAGCAGAAGTTAGAAAAACATTTAGTGGATTTAACAGACATTGAAAAGCAGTTATCAGAACTTCCGCAGGAAATTGATGTAACAGCCACAGAAGAATACAAGGCACTTGAACAGAAGATTGCAGAAAAAGAACAGGCTATGCACAAGGCTAATGATATTTCAACAGTTAAGGCAGAATTAAAGGTACAGGAAACAGCTTTAAGGCAGCAGTTAGCAGAATGTGAAAGCCAGATTGCAAAGTCTGATACGGCAGCAGACGAACAGCGACTTGAAGAATTAAAGCAGACAAGGATTGATTCTGAACAGAATAAGGCTAATGCCGAGAAGATTCTTGATTTACTTGACGAACTGGATAAGGCTAAGAACGAAGCCTTGACAGAAGCAGTAAACAGTCATTTCGGGTTAGTTAAGTGGCAGTTGTTTGAATATGCTAAGAATGGTAATTACAAGAGTTGTTGCATACCTACTGTTGACGGAAAGAGCATTTTAACAACTATGTCTAACAAGGGTAACAGGATTTTAGGCAGAGTTGATATTTGCAATTCTATTCAGAAGATTAGTGGAATATCAGTTCCTATTATCTTAGATGATTCTGAAAGCCTTAGTACAGATAATCAGAAGAAAGTTGCTGAAATGGTAGGTAGTCAGTTGATTATGCTGATTGTTAATGACAGCGAGAAATTAGAGATTGCGGAGGGATAATATGACTTCTATATTAGAACGCTCATTCAATTTCAATGGCTTTAACTGTTATGTGATAATGCGGCATATGGGCGACAGCTGTTACAGATGTGGATATGTGCAGGTTTCCAAAAGGTTGCCTATCAATACAGCAAGTATAAATTGCCACGGCGGCATTACATATGCAAACAAAGAAGCACCTAGCCCACTTGAAATTGATGATAAAGATAAGTGGTATATCGGATTTGATTGCGCTCACGCATTTGATACTACGGATTTTTGGACTGTAGATAGGGTTAGTGATGAATTAAGACAGATTGTCGGACGGATTTTAAGTGAAGAAAGTGAGGATTAATTATGGCAGAGAATACGGCAGTTACGGAAAAGAAAGAAGCTGAAAGCAGAGAACTTGTAGCAAAAGATTTTACAGAGGGAATGGTTGTTAAAATTAAGCAAAAAGAGAAATTTGGCTTAACATTTCCTAAAGATTACAACTACACAAATGAGCTTATGTCAGCAATGCTGATTTTACAGGACACAGTAGATATGAATAAGAAGCCTGTATTACAGAGTTGCACAAGGGCAAGTATTGAGAATGCACTTGTTGAAATGGTTACGAACGGACTTTCAATGCAGAAGAAACAGTGCTACCCAGTTGCTTATGGCGGCAAGCTACAGTGTCAGAAGTCAGTGTATGGAAACACTTGTATAGCAAGGAGATTCGGACTTAAAGACATTAACGCAGCGGTCATTTATAAAGGGGATGTATTCAAGTACCACAAAGAGGACGCAAAAACAATTATTGATTGCCACGAACAGAGTTTTGAGAACATTGACAATGATAAGATTACCGGGGCTTATGCAGTGGCGATTATGGATGACGGAGAGAAGATAGCAGAGGTTATGACTATTGCACAGATTAAGCAGGCTTGGAAACAGGGATATGGCTACAAAGAGAATGGCAATGGCGCTCATCAGAAATTTGCTGACCAGATGGCTATGAAAACTGTTAAAAATAGGCTTCTTAAATATATCAATAATTCTCATAGTGGTAATGAAAATGAGGATTATGAGGAAATCAGCCACGATAAAATGCTTGAACAGGATGTTGCTTACGACATTGAACAGAACGCAAATAGCGTTGATTTTGAAGAAAGCGACATTATCGAGGGTACAGCCACAGAAGTAACCGAAGAGCAGACAGAAGATAGCACATTACCGCCATTCATGCAGGCAGAATAGGAGATTGAGTATGAGAGTAATTTCACAGGACGGAACGATGGATGTTCCATACGAAAATGTAGTCTTGTATCAAGATGAAAAAGAAATAATGTGTATATTTAGCGGGGTATATATCGGGAGAAAATTGGCACGATACTCCACCACAGAAAAGACTGAAAAGGCTATGGAAATGCTGAGGGAAGCATATGTCGGTATGCCTATCGTAATGCAGAATGTTGATATTTCAGACGATGTGGCAAAGGAATTTGAAAGATTAAAGAAGTGCGGTGTTATGGTGCAAACAGAAAATCAGCCGTCAAAAGTAGATTTTATCAACAATGCTGTTTTTCAGTTCCCACAGGATGATGAAATCGAGGTGTGAGTATGGCAAAACACACAATGCAGGAATTATACCAATGGCAGGCACTACCGCTGAATATCAAAGTCAGAATGACAGCGGAGAGAATAAGAAACTGGGTAAATGAATTTGGCGAAGATGGCGTGTATCTGTCATTTAGCAGTGGCAAAGACAGCACAGTTTTAGGACATATAATCAGAGTAGTTTGCGGATATAAAAATATTCCTTTTGTGTTCGTAGATGTCCCGACACAATATCCAGAGTTGAAGCAGTTTGCCAAGACTTTTGATAACCTTGTGATTTTAAAACCTAAGATTTCATTCGCAGAAGTTTGTGAAAAGTATGGATTTCCGATGATTAGCAAGGAAGTGTCAAATTGTGTAAGCGGTGCAAGAAAATATGTTAAATACCTTGACAGTCAAAAATCTAACAACACAATCTTGACAGACAGACAGACAGACAGACAGACAGACAGACAGACAGACGGTTCCGTATGCTTGCTATATGGCAGACCTGCTAGGAATAGACAGGAGAATAGACAAGCAGAACGAACAATACAAAAGTTTGCAGATGGGAGTTATCCCTAGCGGTTCAGAATATAGGTTACGCAGATTGAATGGGGAATTAACAGATAGCAAAGGCAATTATAGTCAGTTTAATCAAGAAAAATATAAATTCTTTCTTGACGCACCATTTGAGATAAGTGACTTATGTTGCAACATTATGAAGAAAAAGCCTGCACACGATTACGAAAAAGAAACAGGCAGAAAGCCGATTATAGCGACTATGGCAAGTGAAAGCGTTATGCGTACACAGAAATGGTTACAGGACGGCTGTAATGCTTTTAATGTCACAAGACCACATAGCAATCCTATGAGCTTTTGGACGGAACAGGATGTGCTTTTATACATCAAAGAAAATAATCTGCCAATATGTTCCGTTTATGGCGAAGTAGTTACAGATTATGAAGCTATGGGGCAATGTGAAAATCAGATGTCATTTGCTGATTTTGGAATTTTTGATAAGGAAAGACCATTGCTGAAAACCACAGGATGTCAAAGAACAGGCTGCGTACTGTGCGGATTCGGATGTCACTTAGAGAAAGAAAGCAGATTTTTAAGGCTGAAAGAAACACATCCTAAATTCCATAATCTGCTATATGTCTTGAAAAACAATGGCGTGACATACGCAGAAGCTATTGACTGGGTTAATGAACACGGAAATATGAATATTAAGTATTAAAGGAGTGATTTGATGAAGATTATTAAGGGCAAAGAGAAAAAATACAAGGATTGGTACGACAAGAATAGTGACGGATACAGCAGGGCTTGCTTCACTTATGCTGAAAGGTGGGCTGAACTTCTAGAAGTAGAAATTGACAAGAGCAATGACATTATGAAGTGTTTTGTTGATAATGCCGACAGATTGAGCCGTGAAGCAGACACAGAGGGCATAACAGGATTTATGTACGGATGCGCAGTTAGTATTCTTTCGCAGTGCTGGGAATACGGAGAGTATTTGAGAAAATGGCACAATAAAGAGTATGACTATGACGGAAAAGGTGTTGTTAATCCAGCACTTATGAGGATAAGCAAATGAAACTTAAATGCTTAGGCTCATCGTCAGCCGGAAATTGCTATCTGCTAACTTCCAACAGTGGAGAAACACTTATCCTTGATTGTGGAATACCGATTAAGGAGATTAAAAAAGGCTTAGATTGGAATATTAAAGATGTTGTGGGTGTCTTATGCACCCATAAGCACCTTGACCACAGCAAGTCATTAAAAGATTTTGAAACTATGGGTATTCCCGTATGTAAGCCATACGAAACTTTACTTATGAATCAGTTTCTAGCAAATTCTTATTTTACTGTAAGAGCGTTTGACCTAACAACGATAGATGGAAGCTGGACGCATACAAATGCAGATGGAACACCTTGCCCGATATTCGGCTTTCTGATTACACACAACGAAATGGGAAGAATGCTTTACATAACCGATTGCGAGGTTGTCAAGTGGAAGTTTAAAGACATAAACTACATTCTCTTAGGTGTGAATTATGACAAGAATTTAATCGACAGAGACAACACAGGCAAAGCTAACCACGTTTTCAGAGGTCACTTATCCATTGACACAGCTTGCGATTTTGTTAAAGCGAATTATTCAGATAACTTGCAGAACGTCATAATGTGCCATTTATCAAGTGAAAATTCTGATAGAGATAGTTTCATCGAGAAAATGAAAAAAGTTGCTTGTGGGGCGAACGTAGATGTTGCGGAGCGTAACAAGGAATGGATTTTAAGGAAAGGAGATGAATGTCCGTTTTGATTAGTTTTACAAGTGGAAATTCAGATAATACAACAGAGGCAGTACATGGGCTTGATATTTTTACAAAGAATTGGTGTATGATGGCAATTATACAGATGAATATGTCAGGCATTTTTTCAACAAATTATCTGAATTAAGAAGTGGTATTGATAATGCTCACGCTGGCGACTGCCAGCACAACAGCAATTCAAGAGATAATGAGTTTTGTTGCAGATGTGATAGTAAAGTTTCAGAAAATGATGATACAAAAAACAAAGTTACATCTCTGGAAATTATTGTAAGGATGATAGACAACAAGCCATATTACGAAATCAAGTACAAAAAAGTCGGCGAATATTATTATCATATAGGTTACAGTTCATTCAATATTGATAATGTATTGAAATGGCGTGATGAGTGTTTTGAACTTGTGGAAAGTGATAGAGAGGAGTGAGAAAAGTGAAAATTTTAACAGTTAGTGATTTGATAAAAATTCTTGATACAAAAGAAAATAGATATGGTGCTACAGGAAAACCGAGAATGTTGGATTTATCTTTAAATGGCATTTTTGCTGGCAGTATTGAATCTGTAAAGCTAGATGGTTATGGAGATGGACTTATTACGGATGTGACGATGGAGATTACCTCATCTAAATTCACAACAACCAATGCCGACAGGATAAGGAATATGTCGGATGAAGAGTTGGCAGAATTTCTTGTCGGATTTAAAAACGCATTCGGGGAGGAATACGAAGGAGAAGCTAGTTGTATGGATTGGCTTCAATCAGAAGCGGAATAGGAGAGAATATGAAGTATATAAGTAATGCAAAATATGGAGAGCCAGTTGAAACAGGAACTATCTACAGAGGCGACAATAAAAGATTAGGTATATGTGTTCATACACTATGTGGTTGTGGAGAAACACTATATATGAATTGTCAGACACTAGGTATTGTGGATAGAAAATTAAACAGTACATCTATAATGAGTGCGATAAGCGAAGCTCAATTATTGGTGAAACGGGAGCTTGATTTACTTAGCAAGGAACTTAATTCTATATTGAACAGTGAGATAGAAATATCAAGGTATTAGAAAGTGAGGAAAAGTAATGAATCGTATAATTTTATGTGGAAGAGTTGTTAGAGAGCCAGAGATTAGATATTCACAGACAGTAAACGGAAGTATGGCAGTAGCAAGATACACATTAGCTGTTGACAGAGCTTTTAAGAAAGAGGGCGAACAGGCAGCAGACTTTATTAACTGTATCGCATTTGGCAAGAACGGAGAGTTTGCAGAGAAGTATTTACATCAAGGAACTAAGATAATTGTTGAGGGCAGATGGCAGACAGGCAACTACACTAACAAGGACGGACAGAAAGTCTACACTAATGATTGCGTTGTTGAAAGACACGAGTTCTGCGAAAGTCGTACTAATCAGCAGAGCAACAATAATGGAATTATGGGCGGTAATGCTAGTTCAGACAGCTTTATGTCAATTCCAGATGGTGTGGCTGACGAGGGATTACCATTTAATTAAAGAGGTGTGAGTATGACAGAAAATGAAGCAATCGAATTTATGAAAAGGTATTTAGATGCTGAGTGTTATACAGATAAATGCGTAAATGCACATATTATAGCAATCAAGTCACTTGAAATAATCAAGAAACTATCTGACCGCAAAATGACAACAGAAGTCCTTGAAAACTATATGCAGTTTGAAGATGAATGTGTTAAGAAAGGCTTTGCATTTAAGAGTGTGATTGAAGCTAGAGAGAAGCAGATAGCTAAGAAACCGACATATGAGGGCGATGGATATGCCCCAGACGGAACGCTTGTATATGATACTTGGATTTGCCCTTGTTGCGATAAGAGATATGAGGTTGATTATGATGATTATGATTACTGCCCGAGCTGTGGTCAAAAATTAGATTTAGATAGGAGTGATGAAGAATGAGATTGATTGACGCAGATAAATTATTAGAGCTGATAAAAGAACAGAAAGAACGAGAGATAGGAGCATACGCAAAAGGCGTAAATGCTGGTCTGAATACCGTAAAGAGTATTATCAATGATGAAACACAAACTCCAACTGCCTATGATGTGGATAAGGTTGTAGAGCAGTTGAAAACAGACTCTTCTGTAAGATTGTATGAAAGCGGCAACAGCAATAATTATCTTATTCCTCTTGAAAAGGCAATAGAGATAGTAAAGGTAGGAGACAATATATGAGATTGATTGATGCAGATAAACTAATTGAGGATATTCACAAAAGAAATTATATCGATAAGGCTTTATCTGAAATACTTGAAACTATCATTAATGAACAACCAACGGCTTTTAGTATGGGGGCTAAACCTATTGATAATTTTATAAATCCTTTTGAAGCAAAGGCAGGTGGCAATTCTTGAGTTATCAGAACATAGCAAGAGTCAAGGCGATAGAGAAAAGTAATAGGCAAAGGCTACTAAAGATAAATCCACAACTTGATGACGAGAGCGGCATTTACTTTTTAACTAGAATTGACGAGAATGGCATTCCTTATTTTTACATCGGGCAAGCACTACACCTATCGCAGAGGATGTGTGGACACCTTGTAGGGTATCAGCACATAGATTTATCAATCAAGAAAAGAGGATTTTACAGTGAAGAAAATCCCTATGGCTGGAAACTTAATTTCATTCATTATCCAGCAAATGAGCTTGATAAATGGGAACAGTACTGGATTTTGGAGTACACCAAGAAAGGTTATCAGTGTAGATATAACAAGACAGCAGGCGGTCAAGGAGAGGGCAAGGAGAAGATAAATGAATTTAAACCCTCTAAAGGTTATCGTGACGGCATACAGCAAGGCAAAAAGGTGTTAGCAAGGCAATTATCCTCTATCGCTGAAAAGCACCTTAAAATCGAAATTAGAGACGATAAGGCCAATAATAAGGTGTCGCAGAAACAGTATGAGAAATTTATGGATTTATTGAAAGTGGGTGGTTCAGAATGAAGATTTTAAGCAAGAAGAAATACAACAAACTCATTGAAGATTTTGAGGAATTGCAGAAAAAGGTCGAGGAACTCAAAAGGATAAATGAGAGCATCGGAAAAAAGTTGGAAGATAATAAGACCGGTTGCAGGCTGAATAAAGGTAGTCAATTTTGCTTCGACTGTAAAAATTCTTACAGATACAGAACTTATATGGGAATGGGAGAAGTTGAACAGTGTGGTTGCTTGCTTGATGTGTCTTGCGAGAATTTTGAGAGGAAAGAAAGCGAGTGATTCAGAATGAAAAGAAATGATTGCATAGAGGTATTAGGTCACTTGAAAGAAAAGCTGAAAGAAAAAGATATAATTGCCGTACAGGATAGCGAAGATGATTATAAATGTCCTGTATGCGGTCAGATTTTTACAGGTGAAGATATTATTAAATACTCTTACAAGTGGTGCTATAACTGCGGCCAGAGAATAGATTTTGCTCTTCCGAGAAACAGATTTAATTAACTAAAAATCAAAGAAAGGAATGGGTTGTGCGCACATAAAACCGAGGTTTCCTTTTGGTAGATTTAGAATGTATAAAAAGAAGATTAAATGCGAGATATATCGTGATTCTATGCAGAATTACAAGAAATACGCAATACCCCCAGCACAGCTTATTATTGCTGATGTTCCTTACAATGTAGGAACTAATTTCTATGGAAGTAACCCTATGTGGTACAACGGTGGCGATAATAAGAACGGAGAGAGCAAACTTGCGAAGAAAGCAGCTTTCAATTCAGATTTTAATTTCAATCTGTATGAATACTTCCATTTTTGCTCAAAAATGTTGAAAAAAGAGGACGCAAAGCCTATCGCAAGGGGCAGAAGTAGTAACAGTCCTTGTATGATTGTATTTTGTTCATTTGAGCAGTTGTCAACATTGATTGCGGCGGCGAAGAAACACGGATTTGTTAATTACATACCGCTTGTATTCTGTAAAAATTACAGCCCACAGGTACTTAAAGCGAATATGCGTATCGTTGGTGCTACGGAATATGCACTCGTACTATACCGAAATAAGTTACCGAAATTCAGAAACGGCTTGCAGATTGATGAAAACGGAAAGAATATCAGAGGTACAGGGCATATGGTATTTAATTGGTTCAACTGGGAGAAAGACGGAAAAGACATACCAAAAATTCATCCAGCACAAAAGCCTGTAGCAGTCCTTAAAAAGCTGATTGAGATTTTTACAGACGAGGGAGATACTGTTATTGACCCTTGTTGCGGTAGCGGTAGCACGCTAAGAGCCGCCGCAGAACTTGGCAGAAGTGCATACGGATTCGAGATTGACAGAAACTTTTACGAGCGTGCAAAGAATGAAATGCTTGTATTTGAAAAGGACAGTCAAATGAATATAAGTGATTTTATAGGAGATACAGTATGAAAGACGAAACAAGGCAGGAAATACAGATTTTACTTGACCTACTTAAAGGCAGCCTTACAAGAAATGGTGTAAGTATGGCAACCGACAATAGTGGCAACTTGATGTTCTTTGATACGTCTGTCTATGTTAGAAGTAAAGGCAAGGAATTTGACGGATTCAGAGTTAATATTAACGATTTAGTGAAGTAATAATGTGGCAGAACTTGAAGAGGTAATTATGGCAGGCAATTTTATTAAAATTGACAGAAAAATTTTAAAGTGGGAATGGTGGAGTGATATTAATACATTCAGGCTTTTTATGTATATGTTGATAAGTGCCTATTGGAAAGACGGAAATTATAAAGGCAAGATAATTGAAAGAGGGTCCTTCCCCTCTTCAATATCTGAATTATCAAAAGAAACTAACTTGTCTGTAATGGAAATTCGTACCTCACTAAAACACTTACAATTAACAGGCGAAATAACAAGCAAAGCAACAAACAAATTCACGATATTTACTGTGGTTAACTACAATTTGTATCAAACGGATAACAAGCAAGATAACAAACAAATAACAAGCAAGATAACAAACAATCAACAAACAGATAACATTCTATTAACAAACTCTATATTAAAAGAAAGCAAGAATGAAAGAACAGAAGAAATTAAAGAAGATAAGAATATAAAAGAAAAAGATATTACTAACGTAATATCTAAAAAGAAAAGTTATTACCCAGATGATGAATTACTTGATGAAGCATTTAACGAGTATGTGACAATGCGTAAGAGAATTAAAAAACCTATATGCACTGACAAGGCATTGCATAGGGCTATGAATACTCTTGAAAAGCTATCGGGCGGAGATAATGACTTAGCTGTTAAAATTCTTAATCAGTCAGTAGACCATTGTTGGCAAGGACTGTTTGAATTGAAAGAAGATAATTCTAATAAGCAGCAAGGCAAGAAAAATGTATTTGATGAATGGATGGAGGCAATGAAATGACAAGGGAACAGGTCGGAAAACTTCTAATGACGATACAAGCTTATTATCCTAACTACAATCCGCCAGATAAAGAGATTACTCTTAATGCTTGGTATATAATGCTTGCTGAATATCCAGAAGAATTAGTTTTACAGGCATTAAGAGCTTGTATTGCAACTAATACTAGCGGTTTTGCACCAGATGTAGGGCAGATAATGAGTAAGATACAGACTATATCGCAGCCACAGGAACTTGACGGAATGGCAGCTTGGGGATTGGTTAGTAAGGCGTTAAGGAATGGCACATATGGGGCAGTTGAAGAATTTAACAAGCTGCCGCCACTTGTCAGGCAGGCGGTTGGTATGCCAGACAACCTTAAAAACTGGGCGACATCAGATTATCAGACGATTGAAACAGTAATACAATCGAATTTCTTAAGAACCTATGAAACAGTTGTTAAGCGTGCAAATGAAATAAATCGTATGCCAGACGACATTAAGTCACTTATCGAAAAGACGAATGCAAATTCGTATAAGGCTCAAATCGAGCAAAAATTCCAAAGAGATATAAATACATTACAAATTAAAGAAAATGCCCTTATTGGTCAAAATACAAACGCAGAAGAATATATTGAAGCACCTAAAGAGGTACAAGATAGAATTGACAGAATGAGAGGTTGATTTTCAATGGAGACAACGCCAATTAGTCCGCAGAAGAAATTATATAATTACCGCCGAGAGAATGGATTGTGCCCTAAATGCGGCAAGCCGCTTGATAGAAAAGGCTTTTATTGTGAAGAATGTAGGGAGAAGCAAACGGCTTACAGTAGAGAAACTAGAGAACTTTGCAGGCAGTTTAAAATTTGCCCGGAATGTCGCAAAAATAAACTTGTGGGTGATGAAAAGATATGTCCGGAATGTTTGGCTAACAAAGCTGAATATAGAGCTAATCACCCATTAAGTGATGATAAGCGAAGAAAAAACAATGAAGCATTTAAACAATATTCAAAAAACTTATACGCTGAACGTAGAAAAGCTGGCATATGTGTTAGATGTGGTAAGACTAAAGCTGTTAAGGGCAAAGCAAAGTGTTTTGTATGTCAGAGTAAAGACAATGCTATCCACAGAAAAAGAACTGAAAATAGGCAAAATATAAAAGAATATCGCAAAGAAAATCACTTGTGCTATCGTTGCGGAGAACCTATTGACAGACCACAAGGGCAATTGTGTCAGAAATGCTGGCAGACAGACTATGAAAGGGGTAAAAGCCTTAAGAATGATAATAGCAAGCACTACTGGCGATACGACAATCAGTTTCTGAGAAAGAAGTGAAAATATGAGCAAGGCAGAACAGAAAAAGTTTAAGGAACAAATGTTGCGTGTTCAGATGAACAGAATTAGCACTGAACACCAGAAGAAAAATTTTGAATCAGCATTGATATTAATTATGTGGGTACTACATGATAAGTTCGGTTTCGGACAGCAGAGATTAACAAAAGTACAGAGAGAACTTAAAGTACTTATAGATAACTATAATGACGGATTATTCACAGCGGAAGAGCTTGTTAATCAGTTATACGAAGAAACAGGAATAGAACATATTAAGTTTAAATAAGGAGATAGGCTTATGAAGTTTTCGGGACTGACTAAGCCGGAGCTTGATGAAATAATTGAAAATGCCAATTTCACAGAAGAGGAACTAAGAATTTTCAAGTTGCTTGTGGGTAATATGAGCTTAGAACAGGTTAGTCAAAGACTTATGTTATCCAAAGCAACAATTTCAAGAAGAGTTAAGGATATAAAAATCAAGATAGAAAGGACTGATGACATGGTTAAAACAATTCCTATATGGGAAAAAGTTACATTAACAGTTGAAGAAGCGTCCGAATATAGCAATATCGGAATTAATAGAATCAGCAGTATGCTTAATGAAATTAGCTGTCCATTTGTTTTAAGAGTTGGGAATAAGAGGCTTGTTAAGCGCAAGGAGTTTGAGCGCTATATAGAAAAAAGTAACGAAATATAGAGATATATTGAAATATATGCCTTGATGTAGTAATATGTGGTTGTCTATATCAAGGCTTTTTTCAAAAGAAAGGAGCTTTTGAATGGGAAAAGATTTAAAAGGTAAAGAACTAGGTGTAGGATTGTCGCAGCGAAAGGACGGTGTGTATCAAGGGAGATATAAAGATAGATTTAATAAGATTAAATATATTTATGGCACAAAGTTATCAGAAGTTAAAAAAGAATTGGCTGTTGCAATAGCAGAAAATATTCAATTTACAAGCATTAGAGATGATATTAAGCTGGACGATTGGTTTAATCGTTGGATAGAAGTGTACAAAAAGAAAAGTGTACGCCCTAATACCCTTAGGGAATACACTCACATATACAATAAAAATATATCACCTTTTTTAGGAAATCGCAACATAAATTCCTTTGTTAAATCAGATATTCAAACACTAATTGATAAAATAGCTGATGACAATTATAAATATGAACGGCAGAACAAGATTAAGGTTATACTTAATGATATGTTCAGTAGAGCAATAGAAGATGACTTAATGATTAAAAATCCAGCAAAAGGTGTAAAGCTTAGGGCTGATAAAGAACTTAAAGCTTTCACACTAACAGCAAAACAACAGATAGAGTTTTTAGAAGCAAGTAAAGGGACATTTTACGATAATTTGTATAATGTGGCAGTTAATACAGGCTTGCGCCCAGGAGAACTGTTTGCACTTACACCTAATGATATACACTTAGATGAGGGGTATATTGATGTTAATAAGACACTTGTGTATCAAAAATACCTTGATGATAAGTGCAAAACTTTTCACATTGAGCCGCCTAAAACCAAACAGAGTTATAGACAAGTACCTATTAACAGCGAATGCATTAAATATCTTGAAAAGCAGTTCGAATTAAAGGATATTGTAAAGTGCAAAAGACCTAAAGAGCAGAACAATTATTTGTTTGTGACAAGTTATAACACGCCTCTCAATTCGCAGATTTATTCAGATTCAATTAAAGCTATTGTTAAGCAGATAAATCTTGCAAGAAGTTTTGATGATGAATTTCCTGTGTTTAGCGGACATACTTTAAGACATACTTTTGCTACAAGATGTTTTGAAGCAGGTGTGCAGGCAAAAGTTGTTCAATCATATTTAGGTCATGCAACTCTTAAAATGACAATGGATTTATATACACATGTAACAGAAGAAAGAGCGGCAGTAGATATTGAAAGAATCGTGAAAGATAAGAACAACATTGTTGATTTTAAGAAAAGTGCTGTGTAGTAAGTGTGTAGTACTACACACATTAAAACTGAAAAAACCACAAAATAAGGGGGTTTAAGATGTATAATATATTTAACTTGGAAAACTTATTACGTATATCAGACAACTCCTTATGAACTTAACAAAAAGCACGATAAATGCGGTATTTAAGGGTTTTTAAGTGGCATTGGACTGATTATCAATTTCCACATATTTCTATGTATTTCTATGTATTTCAATAGCAAAAGTGTGTAGTAAGTGTGTAGTGACAGGATTAAAAGTGTGTAGTAAATTAAAACTAAATAAAGCCTTGATGTATGACATAAATATGAGAAGAACTTGATAATGTTCTTCTCTTTTTTTATGCAAAAATATAATCAGAAAGAGAGGTAATGCGAATGTTTTCTGATGAAGTTAGAGAAAAAATCTTAAGCAAAGAAGAATTGCAGAAACTTGACTTAGTGACATTATCTCTTGTTATCCACGCAATCGAGGAAGTTTTAGAGGAGGCAGACAATGAACAATCCTTATCAAGCAATGCCTATGATGAATAATTCTTATATGCAATCTCAAAATCCATATATGGATAGAATGAACTTTTTACAAAATTATCAGCAGAGCTTACAGCAGCCAGTGGCAGGGACACAAATGTCCTTAGCAAATCAACAGGTTATGCCACAACAGATAGCAGGCATTAACGGAAGAATAGTACAGACAGTTGAAAATATTAATGCAAATGAAGTGCCTATGGATGGCTCAATGGCATTTTTCCCTAAGCAGGATATGTCGGAAATTTATGTTAAGGGTTGGAATGCTGACGGAACAATTAAGACGGTTGTGTATAAGCCTTATACAGCCCCTAAAGATAATCAGACAGTAAATTCTATGGCTAATACAGAAAACGCTAAATTTACCCTATCAGACGAAAGCACACAGCTATTTCTGAATAAGTTTGAGGAATTATCGGAGAAAATAGGGCAGTTGGAAAATAGATTTGATAAATCTTTAGGAACACAGAGAAAAACATCAAGAACTCAAAGTAAGGGCGGTGATGAAGAATGAATCAGCAGTTAATTCAAACTATAAATCAACTTAAGTCAATTCGGAATCCACAGCAAATGGCAATGAATTGTTTACAACAGTCGGCACAGCGTGGAAATCCTATGGCAAAAAACTTGCTTAATCAGATAAACAGTGGAAACACGCAAGGCGCAGAGCAAATTTTAAGTAATTTTATGAATACACAAGGAATAAACCTTAATGATATTAAGGGTATGATGAATTAGGACATTTTGGGTTGTGCGCACATAATGACCGGTTATCCCATTTGTTAATAAAATAAATGGAGGTAAACAAGATGTTTAATTCAAACGGAGTTAGTCTCGCAGATATTGCCGCAGTAACAGGCAATAATCGTAATAACGATGGTATGTGGGGCGATGGTGCATGGTGGATTGTAATTCTCTTAATCTTTGGCTGGGGCAATAACGGCTGGGGCGGTTTCGGTGGAAATGGCAACGGCGCAGGCTACACTGATTCAGCTATACAAAGAGGTTTTGACAATCAGGCAGTTATCAGCAAGTTAGATGGCATTTCTAACGGACTTTGTGACGGCTTCTATGCTATGAACAATAGTATGCTCACAGGTTTCAATGGTATTAACACAAATATCATGCAGACCGGATTCGGTATCCAGCAAGCTATTAACGCTGATACAGTCGCTAATATGCAGAATACAAACGCATTACAGGCACAGCTCGCTAACTGTTGCTGCGAGACGAGAGAAGCCATTCAGGGTGTAAACTACAACATGGCTACTAACACTTGTGCTTTACAGAACACAATGAACAATAATACAAGAGATATTATCGACAGTCAGAATGCAGGAACAAGAGCAATTCTTGACTACTTATGCCAGGATAAGATAGCAACACTTACAGCAGAGAACAATGATTTACGCAGAGCCGCTTCGCAGGATCGTCAGAGTGCATTACTTACAACTCAGATGGCAGCTCAGACACAGCAGATTATCAATGCAGTAAATCCGTCTGCTATTCCGGCATATGTCGTACCTAACCCAAATGCTTATGCATATGGATGCGGATGCAACACAGGTTGTGGCTGCTAAAAGTAGCAGCTACGCAAAAATGAATAATTGAGTATCTTAATTGAGTTTAACTCGATTATGTCTGCTATGCAGTATTACTTATAATCAAAGGGCAGACTATAATGTTTGCCCTTATTTTGTGAAAGAGAGGTAATAAAAATGGCTGAATTTTCAAATGTTGCAACACAGACAGTTGCAGTAAATGGGAATGTATTATTTACAGATGCACCAACATCTGTATGCAATAGAGGATATATTTCACACAGAACAGGGAGCGGATTAATTAACCTTAAAGGCGCTACCAACACTTGCAAAGCAAAGTACAGAGTAGAATTTAACGGAAATATTGCAGTTCCTACAGGCGGAACCGCAGGAGCAATTTCATTAGCTATTGCTGTCGAGGGCGAGCCAGACTTATCTACACTGGCAATCTCTACACCAACAGCAGTTGAAGCATTTAACAATGTGTCTATGGCAACAGATGTATGGCTTCCTTGCGGTTGCTGCCAGGCAATTTCTGTCAAGAACACATCTACACAGGCTATCAGTGTTGCTAATGCTAACATCACAGTAAATCGAATTGGTTAGGGGGCGAGAGTATGCACATTGAAAGAATACACAAAATGCAGGAGTGTCTTACAGAGAAAGCCGTCAGCGAGTTTGAAAAGGGCATTGAAAATGTTGACACTTCTGAAATGGGACAGGTCGTGGATATGATAAAAGACCTTGCAGAAGCTGAGTATCATTCAATAATTTCCAAGGCTATGAAAAAGGCTGATGAAGAGGAAGAAGAGTACGATAAAGAACTCTTAAGAAGTCTTAAGGCAGAATATGGCGAAGAAAGTGGTAGAAGATATTACGACCAATATCGCTATGC